GATTGTAATTGCCAACCTCAGCAATGGCCGGATCTAGCTCATTGCCCCACAGTGGCGTTAGTCCGGCAGTCAGTGCGCCCAACGTAGCGCCACCGCCGCCGGTAAATAAATCGCCATAGGTTTTTATGCCTGCCATACCCACCCCCAGCGCAATATTTCAGCGCCCCGTTCGTGCGCCACCCTACATGTTGCCGCCGGCGCTGTTCGCACAGCAAGCAATGCGTCCATCGTGCGCAGTTGCCGTTGCGCCTGGCTCATCATACACACCACCAGGCGCACATCATCATTGTCGGTAAAGCCATCAGTTAGCCATGTCCGTAATTCTGCGATGTGGTCAACGATGCGGATTCTGGCTGCTCCCCAGTCCGCCATTGTCGTCTCCTGAATGTGATTTAAGCCGTGACCTTATTTTGTAAGCGCCGCGTAGGTTGCTGCGCCGGTACAGTGGGTTGAATCGTAGTAACGTTTTGTGGTAAGCTTAGAATCGCCGCCGCATCTGCGAACAACGCAGCGGCCGCCTTGAGCGAATAGCTGAACGTGATCGACGGCAACACCGCATCACGCAAAACAATTGTATGAACTTCGGAGCCATCACCATGACAACGCAGCATGTTCCGAGTCTCCTGGCACTGCCAACAGTTCATCGAGCGACACGGCCAGCGCTCCGCTTAGTGCTGCCGCATCCTCTGGCGTCAGTATCTGCGATCCATTTTCCAACTTACACATCTTGCTATTTGGTGCGGCAATTGCTTGCGCCAATTCGTTTTGCCCCATGTCACGCATGGTACGTAATAATCGAATCCGAGCGCCCACAATGCGCCGGTTACGTGGGTTCGCCAACGTCCGCTGAACTTCCACAACCTTTTGAAACGCCGAATCAATTGTCATTCCAAGGACCCTCCATGTCATTGCTAAAAATGGAACAAATTTCATTAATGGCAATAATAGCAGGTTTTTATGCGCTTGTCAACAATTAATTTTCTATTTTAGAAATATATACCAAAAAAAGGAATGCTATGAAAATCGATGTTACACTGATCAGTCATTGCAAAAATGGTATCAATCAAACTGAGGATTATTGCATGAAAACGATTGGCGACAGGATAGAACAACTATTGCGGGATTTTGGCCGGGCCAGGCATGAAGGCGCTGCACCATATACACAGGTTGAGTTGACAGAAATGTTGACGGGGGAACGACCAGGGCCAGATGGAAAATACTACAGCATCAGTACCAACAAAAGCACTGTGAATCGAATTTTGACTGACAAGATAAAACCATCACATGAAGTGCTATTTGCAATCTGCGACATGTTTAACACAGACACCGAATGGATACTGCGCGGCAATGTGCTGGAACCGGAAAAAATTCCAGACAAATTCAACACTGATGAGGCCAATGAGGTGGGCGCCATGATTGACGCCATGCTGCCACGGTCTAGATTATCTATGTTGGTTCTGGCTAAAAATTTGGTGGAAGCGGATAAAAAGGATCGACGTAGGGATATAGAAATTACCCGCTTTCTTCAATCGCTAGATCAATCTCTTACGTACCTGACGGAGAACCAGCGCTCTGAAATCGCTGACATCCTGCGCAATCTCGATGCTGGCAACGGCGGCAATCACCGCGGTTACTCAAACGGTCAATCCGCGCCATGATTCGTTCGATCAGCCCAGATTGATAGGCAATGCGTTCCTCGTCAGTGAGTCTAGCAATATCAATTGCGTCATCCGTTGACATGTGCGTTTTCTCCTCGTGGGCGAATGGGGTTGCAGGTCTTAATGCTACATTAATCGTAAATTAACATGCAAATCCTTTGACCACTGTTCACAAATTAACTGTGTATCATTGTAAGGTTATGTATATTAACCGATTAGCGTTAGGTGATTGTAATGAAGCGAGTCGCAATTTGGGCGGCAGTGTCATCACTGCCACAAGCAAAGAAAGTATCATTGAATGATCAGCTCGCCAGCGGTCGCAGCCATGCGGAACGGCATGGCGCCAGTGTGGTTGCAGAACTAATTGTGCCGGGTGAAAGCCGGGATATTGTACTGTTTGAAGAAGCTTGCAGACGCATTGCGGCTTACGAACAGTTGCAAGGTCTGATCAACAATCGTTCTATCGACGTACTGATTTACCTAGATCGCAGCCGTTTAGGTCGCACGGCGGCGCTGTCGATGGCCGTGGCCGAACTATGCAACAGGGCCGGTATCCTCCTCTATGAGATGGATAGTCCACCGGCATCGATAGAGTTTGAAAAGTTTGATCATGATGACTTATTGCTTGGCGCCATCAAATCAGTTGGCGCTCAGCAGGAGTTACGCAAGTTCCAACAACGCCGGGTGTCTGGTATGGCCGGACGGGTGCGCCGTGGCGATTTCCCCGGTGAGATACCCTGGCCGTGGGTTGAACGATTTACCGATGACGGCACCCGCTACGTTGAGGTAGACACAACTGGGCGCATGGCGCTGCTGTCAATCTGTGACCTCTACCTGTTGCATGGCGCCAGTCTCAACGATGTTGCCGGACGACTGAATGCGGCTGGCCATACGTCGCCCCGCGGCGGACCGTGGGCATCCGGCAACGTGGTATGGATCATCCGCAACATATGGCGCTATGCCGGCTATGTGGAATACAACAAACACAGCACCGCTGGATTCGAGTACATCAAGGCGAAATCAAAATGGCCGGCTATCATTGACGACGCAACCGCAGAGGCTGTCAGCGCCGAACGCCATCGCCGTTGGTTTGCCCGCGGCAGCGTCCACAGCACGCACCGCTTTAGCCAGATTGTTTGGTGCAGTGTCTGTAATCAGCGCATGGATGCAAAGTTCATTTCAACCACAGTGAAGAGCAAGACATATACCTATGAGATGTATTACTGCTCCAACAAACACCCCGGCCGGTCGGTGATGGCGTGGAAGGTAGAACACTGGATACGCAAGGGTACTGACGTTCTGTCGGCGCTTGACAACCTTGCCGACTACATGCCGGAAACTGAAGACCGCACCACAGCGCTGCAATCCCAACTCACCAAGCATGACGAACGTATTGTCGAACTACGTGCGCAACTGGAGCGCGCCGACGACGCATACACAACCGGCACCATGACGGCTGACCGCTACCAACGCCAAGTAGAGCGAATCGAAAAACAAATGGCCATTGTGCAGGCCCAACGCAACGATGTGGCCAACACGCTCTCCGAGGAGATGCGCGCCGGTAATCGGCTAGAACGCCTAGAGGAGATCGTAGCCTTTGGCCATTTCATGTTGGTCGAGCCGGATATAACCAAAGCAAACGCATGGTTTCGTCGGCACTGGCGTGTGTGGATTCTGGACAATGAGGTCAAGCACGCTGAAGCGATCTAATTCTATACTTGGCGAGTAGATTGATACGAAGGATTACTGTATAGGTACAGAAATTAATACAGTCGCTATATATGTCCTTCTGTCCGGTGCGTAGTCTGAAAAATCAGCAATACTCAGCATTGACATACTCCCCCTGCCTAAAGGCAGGGGATTCTGGATTCAGACAGGGATAGCCGGAATATCCGGTCTTACGAAAAGTTCCAGTAAAGAAAAAGCGCCGGCCGGGTGGTCAGCGCTTTTTTAGTGTCCGTCAAATCTGCCGAAGCTACTTTTTCTTGATCATTGCCATTCCATGCTTGGCACGATCTATCAGCATATTATATAACTTGATTTCGTGCTCAGTTTGCGGAGCACTATACACGTTGGTGACAAGATGCAACTGGATCTCCATAGCGTCTTTGATGTGAAGAAGAATGTTGTATAGTTCCTTTTTGTCCTCTGGAAGTTCTTTTTCCTGCTTTGAGAGTGTGTCAACAATCTCTTGGACGGCGGCGGACAGAGCATCTTGATCATTAAGCATGTTAGCGACAGCGATGGCTACAACGTTGCTTCTGGAAAGGCTCATGCTGTCAGCAAGTTGATCAATCTGCCCGTTGGTGGTGGCAGATAGATATAAACACACAGCTAGCTTGTCAGTTGCCATCGGATTGACCTTTCTTGATAACCAAGGAATCATCTGCAAGTTGATGCGTCCCATCATGATCGATAACAATTTGCGCCTTTTTAATAAGCAGACCGACAACCTGACCCTTATTCAAATTCAACTGACGGGAAAGCTCTTGAAGTTTCATCAATTCTTCACCCGTCAAAGCATACTTATGTCCGTATCTTATCTTTTTGCTCATTACAGTGATCCTCTCATTTCCCAACCGGCCCGGAATGCGGCAGCCTGAGCCTCTTCCACAGCCGCTAACATAGCAGAGTACAACCGCTCATGCTGTTCATAGCTAATTTGATCATCAATGTCACTGAGGACTGCGCAAGCATCATCGGTGTGATCTGGTAACGTGGGTAACAATGCTTCAAACAAGACTTTCACAATGTCAATAGAGGATGATACAATGGTGATGTTACTCATGAAAGATATTCCCTTTCGTGGGTGATTAGCCGGTGAGGTGCTCACGACACTTTGCCGGCTTTACTTTTGGTTAACTCGTTTGTGTTGGTTATACCATTCTTTAATACGATCTACATCAGACTGCTTCCACACCCGCATATTACCAACCCTATGTGGCTCTAGTTGCGGATGGCGGCGCAACAATACACGGATGTACGCCGACGCAATACCTAACTCCTGAGCTACTTCCACCGAACTATATATTTTTTCATCCAAGACTATTTCCTTTCATTGATACGCTTGTGTGTCATGATTCATTCTAGCATTGATACGCTTGTGTGTCAATAATTTTTCATCATATTCAACCCTTAAATTTTCGCACCTTTCAACGGGCACAATGCTGCAACTTTTATGACATTTCAACATTGATTGCTAGCAGACAGCCACGCACCCCAATCGCAGTCAATCACATGAAATCATCGCCCGTTTTTCAAATAAATCATGCATAAAGTTATCGAACTTTTGTTCTGATTACTCTGGGAGTTATCCACCACCCCCCCAAACCCTTAAAGAACTCTAGAGATGTATTTTTTTTACTATATATATTTAATTTCTATATATATATAGTAGTTAATTTTTTATTTTCTATGCTTTTGTAGCAATAAAGATAAAATAAATAACATGGATAACTTTCTCAGAGTAAAATGCCTCAAAAATGCCAGTTATCGAACTTTTGTTCGGATAACTGAGGTTTTGAAATAGCACTATTAATTGCGGAAACAAAAAACTTTATCGCACAAAATATTGCAAATTTCTGCAATTTTTGTTGCATGATTTTTGACATCCTCGCCAGTTACCCAAGTTATCCTTATTCGCAACCTTCGCCAGCTTACTGCATTGTTAATTGCTAAAATAGGGATTTAGCGCTACAATGATGGTTACTTCGCCGCTATCCTCGCAAATTGATTTCTAAAATAGAAATTTAGTGCTTGACAAGGGATTTATGTTGTGTTAATATTTCTATTGTAGCAATTGACCAGCACCCAAAGTCGCCATCGCTACATAGACACCATCTTATTTAGTTCTTCAAAGAAAGGTATTTGATCATGTCTGCATATTTGGACCCCATGAACACCGCAGTTGAGGAAGCCGAGCGCCCGAATTATATCTATGGGCAGCTTGAAGTGAGCGCCGCATTCATTCAGTTTGTCAACAAAAAGAAAACAGTCTGGACTGAGCACGATGATCCCAAGGAGCGCCGCACCGAGGTCACTATGGTGATCAATCCCATCGAAGAAACTGGCTTGACGCAACTATTTACCCGCTCCACAATCTGCGGCAATCGCGGTGAGTGGGCCGACATTATTTGGCCCAGCTTGCGGGATGTGTGCGGCATTAAGGAATTGCGCGCCGCTGACAAAAAGTTTGTCAAGGTTGAAGTCGTGAAAACCGGACGCAAGTACACCAACAAAAACGGTGAGGAAGTCGAAAACACCACCTTCAAGTTTCTCGGTCTGTACGCCGACAAGGCTGGATGCGTTAGTGCTTTTTCCGCAGACGGCGGCACCCCAAAAAGCACGTTGAACGTTGCGCAACCTACCAACGGCGCTGGCGACCCAATGTCTATTGACATGACGGCTAATGCGAACAACCCTGAACGGGAAACCAGCAAGCAGTTTTTGCCGATGCTGGTGCAGGGCGCTAAGGATTTAACCGAACTCAAAGGGATGTTGGCCAGTATGGCGCCGCTGAACAAGTATTTCACGGTTGATAGCGCAGAAGTGCAAGCGCTATGGAAGGCGAAGGCGGCATAGTATGAGCAAATTTACAAATGGTCTTTGGCAAGCTGTTGGCCGTGGTGTATTTTCCGGCGAAACGTTCATTTGCCATGCTGATTTCGGCACACCGGAAACAAATCAAATGGACTACGATGAAGCGTTGGCAAATGCAAAACTTATCGCCGCTGCCCCTGCAATGCTTGAACTACTGAAAGCACTTGTCAATTCTGGAGAATTGAATAGTAGCGAATTTCTTGGGGATGTCGAGGAATTGATCAAGAGCATCACCTAAATCATAGAAGCGCCGCCCGTCGCTATATACGGGCATCATTTATCTATGACCGTACAAATGATTATGGTTGATTCCAGAGAACCAAAATGGGTACACGATCTAAAGTTCGGCGGCGCCATGAAAATGGTCACAGCGTTGGATTATGGAGATGCGTGGGTGACAGCCAGCAATGGTGACATGATTTGCATCGAGCGCAAGGCGCCAAACGACTTGCTTGGTAGCATCAAAGACAGCCGGCTATTTAATCAAGCCGCTGGGATTCGGGCCAAAACACCGTGGGCTTACTTGGTGATTACCGGCGTACTTGCAGCCACAGTGCAGGGCAAAGTCATTGCAGAGGAACGGGTGAGTGGCTGGAACTGGGACAGCGTGCAAGGTGCCTTGGTGACTGTGCAAGAGATGGGTGTGCGTGTAGTCTACTGCCAATCTGATGACGATTACGAGGCTACAGTATGTCGAATTTGTAGTCGTGAACGCAAACCAGAGTTTGTTATCGAACCGGCCGCACAGCCCCGCATTATGTCACCAGGGGAAATCATGTTAACCGCTCTTCCCGGCATCGGCTTGGAGCGAGCACAGCTACTATTACGAGAATTTGATAACCGCCCATGTGATGCTCTGGCTTGGCTTACTTGGCACCGCTGGAATGAGGAATACCCTGTCGCAGGTATCGGCCCCGGTATCAAAGCCGGTGTGCGTAAGGCCCTCAACTTAGAGGATCATATGGTTTTGGATGTTTGCCCAGATGAAAAGGCACCACAGGAGAATTGATATATGACCATCACTTTGTGTGAATGTGGTTACGGCTTACCTGCCCCCATATCGCCACGGAATGATACTAGGCTTGGGTATGTCAAAGATCAACCAAGACGTTTTCGGCGTGGTCATTACATCAAACTCAACAATATCAAAGTCAAACGTCAACACCGATCTATTAATGAAAGGTTCTGGGAAAGAGTTAACAAAACTGATGGTTGTTGGTTTTGGACTGGCGCAAAAACTGGTAATGGCTATGGCGCGATTCGTTACAATGGTCGGCAAGTTGGTGCACATTGTATGTCATGGATACTTGCAAATGGTATGGAGATCCCAAAAGGTATGCAAGTGTTACATTCTTGTGACAATCCTTTGTGTGTACATCCTGATCATTTGTCATTAGGCACTTTGCAGGAAAATAGCAAAGACATGTCTCGAAAAGGCAGAGCATCAAAAAAAGGTCCAACCTTGCCAAGCAAAGGTGAAAACAATGGTAGTGCAATCCTGAGCGAAAATGATGTTCGATCTATCCGAAGTTTGTATGCAACTGGTCAATATACTATGAAACAAATTGCCGAACGCTATAGCGTGTCTGATCCTACCGTTCGGCTTATTGTGCGTCGAATTACTTGGAAACATGTAGAGTGAGGGAATATGACTACAGCACTTGTAAGACACGAATTGACACCGACCATTTGGAGCATGATTCAAGAGATCGCTCCTTTCGCTAAAGATAGTCGGCTGTTTGGTGTTGCCACGGCACCCCAAGCCATCATGGTAATGGCGAAAGGTCACGAGTTGGGACTACCACTGACCACAAGCTTTGAATATATCCACATCATTTCTGACAAGCCGACACTTTCCCCGCGCGGTGCGCTGGCTTTGATTATGCAATCTGGTCAATGTGAGAATCTTAGAATTGAAGAACAGAATGACGATAAAGGCAATCCACTTTCGTGCAAAGTTACGATGAAACGCAAAGGCGGCATTGAATACACGACCATTTTTACAATGCAAGATGCCGCACGCGCCGACTTGGTTAAAGCAGGAAGTGGTTGGACAAAATATCCGGCGTCCATGCTCAAATGGCGCGCTATTGGTTACGCCGCTGATGTAGTTTTTCCTGACATAATTGGCGGCATGAAACGAGCGGATGAGTTCGGCGCCGCTATTTCGCCCGAAGGAGATGTGATTGCAACGACTTGGACAGTGCAGCCTACACAGACGCCACCAGCGCAAACACCTGTTGCTAACTCCATGATACCTACAAAGATCCAGCAACTTATTGAAGCGTTCGGCGCTGATGTTGTGCTGAAGGCTTGCGGTAGCAAGATGCCAACCACAGAAGCAGAAGTGCATGAACTTACCGCAAGATTGAATCAACAACTCAATTCGATTACGGTTGATGGTGCTGCGACAGTACAGCCATAAAAAGGATGTGATTATGAGACTATGGCACGTTGACTTATTACCAAAGCTGCCACGTCAGCAGCTATTGGGCCAGCATAGAGAATGTTGCGCACTCAGAGGAGCCGGTTGGGGCAAAAAGCACAGCGTCGTTAACTACGTGTTTGAGCACCCGTATAGTTGGCTGTTCCACTACCGCATGGAAGTCATGCGAGAAATGCGGCGCCGTAGTTACAAGCACGAAGCGTCATGGCGTGCCCGTGGCTACCGTGGCCAGATTGTCGGCTACGATAATACCGAGTTCACTTGGCACGGTACGATGGAGCGCTACCCCGAACACAATGCCGCTTACTTCGCTGAATGTGTCGCCAACCTGGCTGGTAAAGGTATTACAATTTAAGGAGTTGATCATGGAAATCAAACTCATTGAAGCCCGCTATGTGGGCCGGTGCAAAGCCCGCCCCGATGGCGCAGAAACCGCCTACTGCTTCGTTGGCGGCACATGGGCTGTGGCAGTGACCAAGCAAGCTTTGTGTGAGTATTTCGGTGTACCTATGCGCCCAGGCGAGGAACCGACATTGTACGGCACCCTTGGCATTGCGCAGACATCCACAACCGACGAAATCAAGAAAGCCTATAAGCGCATGGCGATGCAGTGGCACCCCGACCGCTGCAAGGAGCCGGACGCACGCAAGCAGTTTGACGCCATCAAGCACGCTTATGATGTATTGTCCACGAAGCGCGCCAAGTATGATGCAGGGTTGGCGTTGCAAGCATCATTGAAAAACAATGTCGAACTTTTCAACGGCGCCAATGCCGATGATAAGTTTGGCTATCGTTCCCCGCTGCGCTGTGGATTGATACTTGGCAAAGGTGAAAGTCGTCGGGGCAAGTTCACCATGACAGAGATCCTACAATGGCAGGATATTGTCAACGAGTTTGGACAAACGTTAGTTGCATCTTGGGTGTATGGAGAAGATGCTCCAAGAGAGGAATGGGTAATATGAGATACCAAATCGAACGCACACAAACGCAAGTCGTTAAAGGCTCTTTATCTGATATCGCCAAACAAACCGGCGCCAGCCTCGCTGAAACCTTCCTTTCTGCCGATGTGATCGTACTCGTTGATACATCTTCATCGATGGAAGCGTGCGATGCCCCAGGCGAACTGAGCCGCTACGAAGCTGCCTGCAAAGAACTTGCCAACCTGCAAGCTACGATCCCCGGCAAGGTGGCAGTGATTAGCTTTGCATCAACGGGATCAGTTATGTTTTGTCCTAATGGTCAGCCGTTCAATCTACAAGGCGGCACAGGGCTTGCCGGTGCTTTGGAGTTTGCCAAGGTCGCAGACGTGCCGGATATGCGTTTTGTGGTTATCAGCGACGGTCAGCCTGACAGCGAACGTGAAGCGCTTAAGGTAGCTGCCGGTTATCAAAACCGCATTGATACAATTTTTGTAGGTCCAGAAAATGATCAACGTGGCCGGGCATTCCTCGCCAAACTTGCCAGTGCCAAAGGTGGGCAGTCTGTGACTGCTGACCGGGTTGCGTTGCTGTCAAGCAAAGTACAATATCTACTCGCTGCATAGCATCAATGTCACCGGCTCCGCTCCCACATTGCCCCCTGCCGGTGACACTCTTTTTTGGGGAATAAGTCATGAAATCATTCATCATGCTAGATTTGCCGGATGATACTAAAGACACTCTGGTAAACCTTCAATCTCGTTTTAATATTGACAAAGTTTCTCACGACAAGCTGCATTTAACAATGCGATTCATTGGTGAAGTCACATTTCATCAGGATGAAAAAATTCGACAGGAATTCAATAGATTGACATTTCCTCAGATGGTTTTTGAAATCGATCATCTAGGAGTTTTTTATAATCAAAATATCGTCATTTGGGCTGGCTTGTCTGGTAATTTGAATCCTCTGTTTCAGTTAAATCGGGATATTGAAAATTTAGTTAGTAATATTATTGGGCCTTCTGCTCTTCCATTTAAACCACACATCACACTGGGAAGAGCAGATCAGCCTATTGATTTATCCGCAATAGAGTTATCGTCAATTTTGTTTGCACCTCGTGTGATGGCCTATGTTCACAGCAAAAGAGTAAATGACCAAACAGTATATCAACCTGTTGAAAAGGTGGTGTGTGGTGGTTGATCAAAGATTTTACGAATTGACTGCTCACCTTTGGCAAGGTGGGCAATTTGCTTATTACTGGATACCTGACAGCGATGGCGGGAAATTGACGTTCTGGTTTCCGGTGCAACAGCAGCGTGAAGTCAGCGATCTATGGACAACGGTCAATGTTTACTTTGGCATCCATCCAAGCGGCGTCGCCAAGACTATGCAGCAACGAGCGCTGATTGAGGACATTATCGCTGTCAACTGTCTCTTTGCAGAGTTTGACCTTGCGCCTGGTCAGCAGCCGGCGCATTTGCTCGATTCGATTATGACCCTGGACATTGCCCCGTCTGTGATTGTATTCAGCGGCGGCGGCTATCATTGTTACTGGCTGTTGGCGCAAACCTACCACGTTGACAGCCCAGAGGCCCGGCAACGGATCATTGATATTCAGTATGCATGGGATGAATTTGTGACGGGTGATAACCATGTGAAAGACTTGGCGCGGGTATTGCGTATCCCCGGCACTTACAACCGCAAGCCGGAATTTGCACCCAACTATCCCCAGGCGCAGATCGTTAAATTCGAGATGGATACTCAGTACGAATTGTCTGACCTTGCCAAAGAGGTCGAGGGGATTGTGGCGGCCACAAATGCCAAACGGTCCGCTGTTGCATCTGTCGATGTTGTACCCGTCGAAATGGACGATAACACAGTCCTTGACAAAATGCGGGAAAAAGACGCCGCCGCCGCCGCACTGTGGGATGGCGATATGAGCGCCTACAATGACGACCACAGCAATGCTGACCTAGCGCTATGTAGCAAACTGGCGTTTTGGTTTGGACGTGATCCTCTGCGCATCGATCGTGTGTTTCGTGGCAGCGCTCTATTTCGCCCGAAGTGGCTGCGTGATGATTACCGCAACCGAACCATTGACAAGGCTATCCAAAGCTGCACAAACACCTATAGCGGTGGCACGTCAGACCCGGTAAAGCTCCCCGGTGATCCTATCGGCGTACTGGGCAATGTGATTACCTTCAATGGTAATGGACATGCTAATGGCAACCATGCGCCCACGAATGGCAGTGTGCCACCACAACAGCCCCCGCCGCCGCCACCATCCCCAGGCTCAGCGGCGCAAAGCCCGTCGCCGCAAATGTCAGGCACTGCTATCAACTTGACCGACACAGGCAATGCACGACGTATGGTCAAATTGTACGGCGATGACATTCGCTATATCACCGAATGGGGCAAGTGGTTTATTTGGAATGGCCGATATTGGCAGGAGGATAAAACCCGGCGCATTGAATTTTTAGCAAAACAAGTTGTTGCCGGTATCTATACCGAGGCATCATTGGAACCAGATCCGGACAAGCGCCGCGCCTTGGCTAAGTGGGCAATGGCCAGTGAAAGCCAGGCACGCATAGAGGCTATGTGTCGATCTGCACAGTCAGAGCCGGGGATCACTATCACACACGCTCACCTTGACCGCGGCGTCTGGTTTCTCAACGTCAAAAACGGCATTGTGGATTTGCGGACTGGCAAATTGCATCCCCATGAAAAAGACGCTCTGCTGACCAAGTATGTGGATGTCGAATATCGTACTGATGTGGATTGCCCGATCTGGAAAGCATTTCTAAACAAAATTATGGCTGGCGATGCTGACATTATCGGTTTCATTCAGCGCGCCGTCGGTTACACATTGACGGGCAATGTGTCCGAAAAGTGCCTATTTTTCATGTATGGCCCAAAAGGTAACAACGGCAAAAGTACCTTTGTGGAAGTGTTGCTTGCTCTGCTTGGCGAGTACTCTATTAAATCACCAATCGAAATGCTGATGGCCAGATATGGTAATCCCGGCATTCCAAACGACATTGCGCAGCTACCAGGCCGCCGCTTTGTAGTTACGTCCGAAACCGAACAGGGACGCAAGCTCAATGAAACAATGGTCAAGGATTTAACCGGCATGGATACCATTACGGCGCGCTTTATGCGTCAAGAGTATTTCAGTTTCCAGCCTACACATAAGCTTTGGATCTACGGCAATCATAAGCCAGTGATCAAGGGTCGCGACGAAGCAATTTGGAATCGTATTAGATTGATCCCATTTATGATCCAGGTACCCAAAGCAGAACAAGACAAAGACCTGATCAATAAGCTAATTGCAGAGCTACCCGGCATTCTGGCGTGGGCTGTGGCTGGGTGCATGGAATGGAATCGTATCGGACTTTCTGAGCCGGCTAGCGTTGCACAAGCAACCACAGCGTACAAAACCGAAATGGATTCTCTTGCCATGTGGGTTGAATCAAACTGTACTATTGATGTTAAAAAATCTGACCTCTTCAAAAATCTCTATCAAGACTATTTGCAATGGTGCGAGGATCACGGCGAAAACACGGTCAGCGGCCGGGAGTTTGGTCAGGCGCTTGATGGTTTAGGCTATGTGGCCGCCAAGGGCGCCGGCAACAAGGCGATCCGCAAAGGTATCATCACCAACACACAAGACGCTATCAATTCCGCAAACAGTTTAGTCAATCCGTAAAGTAGAAAGCATGAAAAATTTCCACTTATGGATTATTGTGCCTAAATTTATTTCTATTTTAGAAATTTGGTAGTTGACAAAGTTTCTATAATAGGTTAAAATTTCTATATAAGCAATAAAACATTGCAATCAGCACCTTACCAACTGCAAAGCGCATCGGGAATATTAGCCACCGGTTAGGCCGAGGTCACGGAGCGAATCGCCCGACAGAGTGCGCAGTGACAGGGACATACCAGTCCATGAGGGAAAATCCGCAAAATGGCCGGCATGAGAGGAACGGCCCGACCCTGACGTACTCTGTGAGACTGGCAACAGGACAAAAAAGAATGACGGAAAGGATGATAGTCATGAAAACCTATTTTGAATACGCAATCGCCAAGGACACCACCGTGCGCACCATTTATGCCAAAGATGCGACATCGGCAATGTGGGCCATTATCGAGCGCCACGGCGTGGACGTGAAAGTGCGCTGGATGGAGCGCCGCCAGGAGAAAGAAATCGGGTGACGATTCAGGAGTACACGGAGCGCATCACCAGTGCGCTCCGTCAGAACCACCCACGCAATTATCCGGCATACACAGATGACCCAATCGCCGTTTGGCGCTATGTGTGCAGGTGTTACGGCGCAGGATTGGCACCGTATACGGACAAAGAGATTCAGGGCATTATTACCACGTTGTATGGGCGATGGTTCATTGCGCTAGATATGTCTAGCCGCAGGCCAAAAATTGATAGCAAAGACTTTACTGGCTGGATCTGGGATGCGTGCAGGGAGGCGCGACAGAAACAGTCGTGACTCGCCGGTGAGAGTACCGGCATTTTGTTGAGTTTTTTCAATTTGAGAGGAGTTTAATCATGATCGCAGCAACCTATTACGTTTCGTGGAACAGCGACGTAGTGCGAACGTGGCTGTATGCGCTGTTGGCTGTTACCGCAGTGGTGGTTGTTTTTCCCGTGATGGTTGCCGTGATGCCGACGGTTATCGGCTGCTGTGCTTATGCAGCGCCGGTTGTGGGCAAGCTGTTGCTAGGCGCCGTGATTATCGCCGCTTACGCAGTAGTGATGAAGCCAAAATAAAAGCGCCGCTCTCTACTGGCATAGAGAAACGGCGCTAAAGAGAAACAATCTCAAAAAGGAGTATAGCACATGACCATGACAATCGCAACGCCGGTCACGGTGGCCGATGAACACATGAATATGGTAGCGGAAGGTATGCGCCGCATGTTCACCCATGCCGATTATTACCGGTTCACCAACAAGATTCAACCGAAGCTGATTGTGTACGGTAGTGGCAATCAATGGCACGTCGCTACGCATGATGGTACTTGTGTCAGTCGCATTTGGTCAACACACAACAGTAAAGAGGCCGCAGCCGCCGCATATAACATTGCCGTTGGCGCTATTCAGTTGCGCAAGGTGATGGAGAGCGCTGCTGGCCGTATCCACATCCGTTTCGACATTGAATTAGAGGACAACTACCCGATGTGGCGCCCCGTTGCTTGGCGCCCCGTTGACGGCGACGCCTGGCAACGCTTCGACAATGCGCCCTGGATTCCACAGGCTGATGTGTACGCCACTGTCCAGGTGGTTGGCGGTGAGTTAGAAAGAGAGTGTCACGGCGCTAACCGGGAAATGGTGTACTGGTTTCAGAAGTGACAATGTGTGCTGACCTGTTTGCGTCACGTCTGCACCTCTGCGGATGTTACGACGCTACTGGGGAGCAGCGTCTCGGCGGCAGGCTGGCACACTCCCAAACGGGGCCACTGCATCCTCCAGTGCAGTGGCCACACTTCAAAAAGAGGTAAGACATGGAAGACGAAAGAAACAAAATAAACAGACTGCTAGACGAACTGGAAAAGAAGAGCGAACTGATTGCAGCGTTGCGCGCTGAGATTGCCACGAAGGATAAGCGCATAGCCACGCTGCTAGAGGCTAATCGGGAATTGTCGGAGAAGGTGCGGAAGCATGCTATTCAATGATCATTTCCAAAACTTCAAAAGTTACAACATACCGCGCGCGCAATTAGTCATAGCAGATATCCCCTACAATCTCTCCGATAAAGCTTATGCATCCAATCCGCAATGGTATGTGGACGGTGACAACGCCAACGGCGAAAGTGAGTTAGCCGGCAAGTCATTCTTTGACACTGACGAAAATTTCAAGCCCGCTGAGTTTATGCATTTCTGCTCGAAGTTGATGGTTAAGGAGCCGAAAGAGCGCGGCAAGGCTCCATGCATGATTGTGTTTTGCAGCTTTGAACAGCAGTTCAGTTTGATTGAGCTTGCACGGCAATATGGTATCAACAATTACATTAATTTGGTATTTCGCAAGAAATACAGCGCTCAGGTGTTAAAAGCTAACATGCGGGTTGTCGGTAACGCTGAATACGCGCTGTTGCTCTACCGGGAAAAGCTACCAAAGTTCAACAACGGCGGCAAGATGATCTTCAATGTCATGGATTGGGAAGATGACAAAGATGATCTCTATCAGAAGATTCATCCGACACAAAAGCCTGTCGCCTTATTGGAGCGGCTGATTAGCATCTTCACCGATCCTGGCGACGTGGTGATTGATCCCTGCGCCGGTAGCGGTTCAACGCTGATTGCGGCGTACAACCTGGGGCGCCGTGGCTATGGGTTTGAAATCAAAAAGGACTTTTTCGCACAGGCTAGCGCTTGGATCGCGCATAATGAAGCGGTGCGCAGTGAGATCAAAGCAAACGGGTTTTCTAGAACTCTAGCGGAAAAGTTGAACCCCGGTCAAGCATTTTTGTTCTAGAGACAACTAAAGGATGTCAGCCGTGAAAGCACCATTTCCTTATTTTGGCGGAAAATCCGAAATAGCCGACGCCGTGTGGTCACGACTTGGTGACACCCCCAACTATGTCGAGCCGTTTTTTGGCAGCGGCGCCGTGCTACTCAACCGACCGCATTGGCGGACTGATAAAACCATGCTGGAAACCGTGAACGACGCCAGCGGGTTCATTGCGAACTTCTGGCGTGCGGTTCAGGCTGACCCCGACGCCGTAGCGCACTACGCCGACTGGCCGGTGAACGAAAACGACCTCCACGCCCGCCACGGTTGGCTGGTACGTCAGGCGGACGGGCTAGCCGCCAAGTTGGAAGGCGATCCCGATTACTACGATCCGAAAATCGCGGGATGGTGGTGCTGGGGTGCGGCGTGTTGGATTGGCGGCGGCTGGTGCAGCGGGAGAGGACCGTGGCAACAGGTAGAAACACCGGACGGGTGGCAGCTTGTCCACCTGGGCAACAGCGGGCAGGGCGTCAACCGGCAGCTTGTCCACCTGGGCAACAGCGGGCAGGGCGTCAACCGGCAGCGTGTCCACCTCATGCACCAGGGACAGGGAGTGAATCAGGCGAAAGTTGCGCTTGCCGCCGGTGGCAACGCCGGCGCAGGCGAACAGGGGCTATACGCCTGGATGCAAGCGCTATCCGAACGCCTGACCCGCGTGCGTGTCTGCTGCGGTGATTGGTCGCGCGTCTGTGGGCCGACACCGACATTCAAAAATGGACTGACCGCTGTTTTCCTTGACCCGCCTTACACCGCCAAGGCTGGACGCGAGGCCGATTTGTACGAGGTAGATTGTCTGGAAGTAGGCCATGCGGTCGCAGATTGGTGCAAGGCCAACGGTGATAATCCGCTGTTGAGGATAGCCCTTTGCGGCTACGATGGCGAGTACGATCTTCCCGGCTGGGACTGTCTCGCCTGGAAAGCACACGGCGGTTACGGTATGCAGGGCAATGGTCGCGGTCGTGACAATGCTACCAAGGAGCGTATTTGGTTTAGTCCGCATTGCCTCAAGCCGGCGACCTATACGAATCTGTCACTGTTTGATTTGGAGGTAGCCGCATGAAAACAAAAATCCCGCTGGCCGTCGCCAGAACCGTCGCCGACCAGCTTATTAGTAGCTTGCAGACTCACGCTAGGCGTATCGAAATTGCTGGTAGCATTCGTCGCTGCAAGCCGGAAATAGGCGACATTGAGTTGGTTTGCATTCCCACCGTGGAACTGTACGAAGAGCTTGATCTTCTGGTACGTATCGGCGCCATCCTGCACACGACGCCCAAGCGCTGGGGCAATAAGCTGCGCAGCTTTCGCTTTCCGGTCAAGGTGCTAGATGAGTATGTGCAGGTTGATCTGTTCTTGCAGCCTGACCCAGCAACGTGGGGTGTCAATATGCTGCTCAGAACCGGCACGGCAGAGTTCAGCCGCAAGATGGTGACGAAGCGGTCACAGCATGGCTTTATGCCAGACGGCTATCAGGTGCGCGACGCCCGTGTCTGGGCAGGCGCGAAGCTGATAGAGACGCCAGAAGAGCAGGACATCTTCGCGCTGTGGGGCATGGATTACGTATTACCGCCACAGCGCAGCGACTATTACGACCCCCGTTTCGGTGAAGCGCCGGCCGTTGAGATTGAGCCGGTTCCGGTTCAGGTAGGGTTGTTCGGATGAAAGAGCTTGCACTATTCGCCGGCGCTGGACTAGGCGTATGGGCAACACATTATCTGTTAGGCTGGGAGTGCTTAGGTTATGTCGAATGGAATAAATATTGTCAGCGAGTTCTCCGGGCAAGAATTGACGACGGCTTGTTTAGCCGAGCGCCCATCTTTGGCGACATTCGTCACTTCATCCAGTCCGGTGCCGCTGAACAGTGCCGAGGATTTATCGACGTGGTTACAGGCGGTTTCCCCTGCCAGCCATTCAGTGCCGCCGGCCCCATGCTCAGAGCCGACGATCCCCGAAACATGTGGCCAGCGACCGCTGAATGTTTGCGCATCATACGACCACAGTATGCGCTGTTGGAAAACGTTCCAGCCCTCATTAATAGCGGGTATTTCGAGCGAATACTTGGAGACTTGGCCGAAATGGGGATGGATGCAATCTGGGGTGTGTTTTCGGCTTGCGCCACTGGAGCGCCACACACACGGGAAAGACTGTTCATACTGGCCTACCCCGACAGCGGCAGATCACAAAGTGGGATTCAACAATCTCATCGAGGCGCAAAGAGCAGTAAACAAGGAACGCAGAGCATCAGGCCACGTCGTGCAACGACGGATTCCATACGAATATCTAGTGAGGTATGGCGAGCCGGTCATGACGATATTTTACGAATGGCTGATGGGGATACCGATAGGGGCCACAGGATTAAAGCCCTTGGCAATGGACAGGTGCCTGTTGTGGTTGCAACAGCATGGCATACGTTGAGCCGTGAGATAGGGAGATAGTAAATGTTGTGGCCTGAGTGCTGACACACCCAGGCCACGTAGACCCTTACCAGAGTTTAGCCGAAAGGATCCGTGAGTATGTTACTCAACAATTCAGATTTAAGCAAGCGAATGGGGCTTGCCAAATGCCCCGCCTGCGGCACCTACTACGACCCAACGACAACCAACGGCCCGTGTCCACAGTGTAGCCGTCGCTACGACATTGCCACCTGGGTATTTGCCTTGATTGTGCTGGCGTTCCTGTTCCTGTTGCCGGTCCCAAGCGCAGAGGCACAGGCGCCAACGCCCACTGAAACGCCGTCAGCGTGTTGGGTAGAGCCGGACGGCTCCGAGCGCTGCCTTGCCCCGGCCGTGACTGCACAGGCCACACCAACAGCGACGCCGGTGCAAGTGCCACCGACAGCGATGCCGATTGTGATCCGGCCGCTGCACTTCTTATATTTGCCAGTAGTAGCTAAGTAATGTTGTCCCAGGTCGCCGCCGCTGCTCACTGTGTTCATAACATCATTGCCATCATCGAACCATCGTACCAAATCGCAGCTACGACCCTATAGCGCCTCGTGGAGCGGGTAGAGGCGCAACATAAAGAAGGAAATCATGCACAAGGAAATAAAAGCAGAAACAATAGAAACGTTGCAGACGCTTGGTAAAGCGCTTGGTGGTACAGGTGAGATTAAAAGCATCATTCCTGTCCGAATCTGTGACCATTGCCAAGATGAAGACCAAGAGGCACACCCCTATGGCGTACATGACGCCAACGGGAACTACTGGCATCACCTTTGCAATGAGTGCTATGACGCTCTTGGATGCAGCTACCCACAGGATGACGACGGAAGGTGCGAAATTTGCGGCGCATCAATGGAATGGGAAGAGTGCTGGAATGGCTGTGATGATGGTTACTTGAGCCTATACGACGAAGATCCCCTGTTCTACGATGAAGATGACGAAGAGGTATGTAGTGTCTGTGATGGCGAAGGCGGATGGTCAGTTTGCCCCAATGCTGCGAATCACAAAAAGGAAACATCCACATGCTCATCATCCGAGTAGACGAAGGCGAAGCGCTGCCCCTGGCGCGCCCAGGCTATCAGCGTGTGTTGGTGATAGAGTTCAGCGGCTTGCGGCATGTGTGTTTCGTGCCTGCTGAATTTGTCGGCTTGCATCGTAGCCACGGCGATTTAGTCAAGGCCGTTGAATACATCCGCAGTCAGGCCCCCGGCTTGACAATGAGAAAGGTAGAAATGCTGTGAGTCGCCCTAGTTGGGATGATTACTTTATCGGCATTGCGCACATGGTAGCGCAACGTTCAACCTGTGACCGAGCGCAGATCGGCTGCGTGTTGGTACGTGATAATCGTGTTTTGACCACAGGATACAATGGCAGTGTAAGCGGTCTTGACCACTGCGATGACGTTGGGCATCTGATGGTAAATGGGCATTGTGTTCGCACGCTCCACGCCGAGCAGAACGCCATTGTCCAGGCGGCTATGCATGGCATCGCTGTCAAAGGCGCAACCGCCTACGTGACGCATTTTCCCTGTATCCTGTGCGCCAAGATGTTGATCAACGTCGGTGTTTGGCGTGTGGTGTATCTTCATGACTATGCCAACGGGCGCGGTGATGAGTTTTTCAAATGGGCAAGAATTCAGATTGAACAATTGAAAGTAGGTGAGTAGTGATAACTTTTCCTGATGACTTTGTAACTGGCTTTAATATGATGGCAAGTGCTATCCATCACAATGCACGCAATCACGGCTGGTGGGAAACCGACCGCAACGATGGCGAAATGATTGCATTGATGCACAGCGAACTCAGCGAGGCGCTAGAGGCTATCCGTCACGGCAACCCTCCCGATGACAAATGTCCAGAGTTCAATGGCGCTGTGGTTGAATTTGCCGATACGATCATCCGCATTATGGACACATGCCATGCCCGCGGCTGGCCGTTAGCCGAGGCCATTCTTGCCAAGCACAAGGTAAATGTGGAGCGTCCATACAAGCATGGCGGAAAGGCGTTTTAGTATGACCGTATCCGCCCACAACAGCCGCCGTGTCTGGCGTGGCGCCAGTCTCGCTAAAAATGTTAGCCCTGGCCTAGAACCGCGCACCAGCATGTTTTACGAACTGAATCCCCATCTAAAAAAGTTGCGCAAACCGAGCGCCTTCCAGGTGCTAGACCAGATTCGCCCGTGGCTGATGGAACATGGCCCGGCCACAGCCAGAGAGATTGCCGAGGGACTAGGCATTGCCGAGCCTAGCCAGGTCAATCACCAGATTCGCAAAGGGAATGTGCGGGGCGCAGTAGCAACCGGAAAGCGGCTCGTAGGTAATCGGTATTTTATCGTGTATGAGATAGAGGATGAGGATGAGTAATCCAGAACACCGCTGTATGTGTGGATATGTGGCTAGAGATCGGCAAGCGCTCATTGTTCACCGCCAAGATTGCCAACTCATGCGCTGTGCCTATCTTGGCGATATTCGGCGTGTCGCCAACATGATAGGTCGCACGCCGACACAGCAGGAATACAGCAGCCATCGTTGTAAATTGTTGCCAGGTTGGTCAAACTGTGGCGACACCATTTTTTTGACGTGGAACGATGCCATTATCGAGACGGGACTGAAACCAACTCGAAAAACCATAGGGAGTGAATATGCGATTATCCGTTAACCAATCAGCGTTAGCCAAAGCGCTGTCTATCGTCAACCGTGCCGTATCCAGTCGAACAACAATGCCGGTGTTGGGCAATGTTCTACTGGATGCCACCGGAGACGGCTTACGACTCGCCGCAACCAACCGCGAAATTGGTATTAACTGTTGGATTGCCGCCGATGTGGAGGAATCCGGCTCTACCACAATCCCCGCTCGTCTGTTAAGCGAATTTATCAACAGCCTGCCCAATGAACGTGTCACTATGGCATTGCAACAGCTTACAGAGACGTTGCGCCTGACCTGTGCCAAGCATTCAGCCAACATCAAAGGTATTAACGCTTTCGAGTTTCCGCTGATTCCCACCTATCAGCCGGAACCAACCGATGCGCCAACGGTTACAGGCGACGTGTACACCGTGGCGTCAAATGCGTTGGCATCGCTGATTGATAGCGTAACCTTTGCCGCTTCTGCCGATGAAAACCGGCCAACGCTAACCGGCGTAGAAACGACCTTTGAGGATGGCAGATTGACGATGGCCGCCACCGATGGCTACCGGCTCAGTATGCGCAGCGTAGAGGCAAGCGCTGGCGAAAAGGCGACTATCATCATCCCCGGTCGCAACCTGTCCGAGGTGTCACGCATCTGTAGCGATGCAACCGGCGAGATCACCGCTATTGTCAGCGCCAACCGTAATCAAGTGCTATTCAGCGCTACCAGTGCGAAGGAATGGAAACGGGTAGACATTATTTCAGAACTCATTGACGCTCGGTTTCCCGATTACCGTGCCACTATCCCCAAAAGCCAGAACACCCGTTGCACAGTTGATGCCGCTGCTTTGCTGAAAGCGGTCAGGGTTGCCATGCTGTTTGCTCGTGACAACGCTAACATTATCCGCTGTGCATTGCGCCCCGATGATTCGCCCAACCGAGGCGTGTTTCAAGTCTCTGCCACCAGTGCGGAAATGGGTGACAACACCAGCGAAATTGAATGCAGCGTAGAAGGCGCTGAAATCAACATTGCATTCGATGGCCGGCTGTTGTCAGATGCATTATCGCATGTTCCTACGGCCCAGGCCACGATTGAGACGACGCAGCCGACACGACCAGGCGCAATTAGGCCGGTTGGTGATAGCGATTATCTGATGGTGATCATGCCGATGAACCCGATGAAATAGGAGGCCACATGGCAAGCAAACGCCATCAGCGTAAAAAGGCTTGCGAATGGAAACGCAGCTACCCAACGCTTGAAGATGCTATCGGCGCCAGTCTGAGCTTGCGTAGACGTACGGGCGCCCGTACCACAGCCTACCGCTGCCCGTTCTGTGGGCAATTCCATCATGGGCATACGGCGAGTCGGACACGGAAAGTAGTGAGAGCGAAGAGAGAAAGAGGGTATTAATGTGCTTTGAAAATCTTTACGAATCAAGCGAACGCGGTGAACTGCTGTTGGTAGACGGTGCGATGTGCCACTGGCATCTACGCAGAGATGGTCAACTGACCATCCGCGAAATCATTAGCCAGAAACCGGGCGCCGGATCTGCCATGCTGGAAACGCTGAGACGCACACCGAACGCAGTCTGCATTGTCGCCAAATGCCCTGTCGATTTAGCGTCAAACGAATGGTATGTTCGGCGCGGCTTTGAACTGTCGCTCACTGAGCAAGCCAAGTCAGGCAGGATTATCAACGTATGGAAATTATCTATTGCGCCAACGGCAACCGGCGATTTGCCGAAATAGCCATCAGTCACGGTTTTCTGTATGGCGCGCAGATGCCCGGTACGGTTTATTTCCCGCCGATGTTTTGTGATCAAGATTGGAAGAAACCCGACCGGACAAAATACATGGCGTGCTTGGCGCAACACCGACCATACATGGCAAGCGTGCTGGACTTGGAACGACCTGACCAACTTGACGAGGTATTAGAATGGTCAGAGGATGCAGCGCAATGGGTAGACGTGGTGATGATCATACCAAAGTTTTTCGGCGCCATCGAACTGTTACCCCGTGTTATCGCCGGAAAAACGGTCAGGCTTGGCTACAGTGTGCCGACCAAGTTTGGCGGTACAGAGGTGCCAGTATGGGAATTTGCAGGCTGGCCGGTGCATCTGCTGGGTGGTAGTCCGCAGCGTCAGATGGAAATGTGTAATTATCTGAATGTTGTCAGTGCAGACGGCAACTATGCCCAAAAAATGGCGATTCAGTATGGTCAGTTCTGGACACCGGGCAATGCCCGCTACGCCAATAATCGATACTGGCCAAAATTGAGCGAAGCAGGCAACTCTATCAATGAAGATATGCCTTATATCGCCTTTGAACGTAGCTGTCAGAACATCATGGCAGCGTGGCAAAAACTAAACAGCGCCTCGTGGAGCGGGTAGAGACGCAACAAAGAGAGGTGGATAGCATGGAATACAAACACACAACGCAAAAATTTGTCGAGTTAATACGGCGGCAGGCAGAAGCCGCATACGAGGAACACGAACCGGTCAAACTGTCGCCCGTTGCGTTGCTGGCCTACATCGAAGAATTTGAAGAGATGGCCACCCGCATCGTCGAACTGGAAACAGAGCGCAACACCATTGTTGAACAGTTTTACAATCGTGTTTGCGACCGCGCCGAAATGAATATGGAATCAACTGGAACAGTCAGTGGCGCCCACTGGAACGCCATGAGGCAGGAAATGGTAGCGTTGGGTATGGAATAGCCACGGCGTTCGGCATGTGTTATTTGTCCCTGCTGAGATGATGCCACAGATGTACCGTGGATACAGTGACATCGTGGCTGTGATTAGCTATATTCGCCAGGTTGCTCCCGGCTTGGCAATCAGAAAGGTAGAGATGCTGTGATTTGGAATGACAGAAAACTTTATGAGTGGGCAATCACAGGCGGCATTACGCCCTGTGATAAATCCTTGATTCGCCCTGCCAGTATTGATATTCGACTAGGCAATAAAATTCGCTTTCCCCGTCGAAGGTGGCTTACGCACAGTTGCCCGCCGATTACCATGAAGACCCCGGCCACTGACTTGTGGGATGAAGAAATCACTATCGGTGAAGACGGCATTATTGTTCCAGCGCATGGTGTGGCTCTCTGCTGCTCATTGGAATATATCAAGATGCCATCAGATGCCAGTGGCACATTGATGAGCCGGTCAGGGACTGGGCGACGACTGTTTGAGCATTTACATGCGGGCTTTTTTGAGCCTGATTTCCACGGGCAAGCGACCTTTGAATTTACCAATGAAGGCCCGTGGGATATGCGCCTCTACGTGGGCGATGCTCTTGTGCAGTTGAAGCTTGAGCAGATGATAGAACAACCACTGCTCTCGTATCATTTTGTCGGCCACTATAATGGGCAAACCGGCGCAACGCCACACAGGGGGTAATCATGACCGTATCCGCGCACAATGGCCGCCACGTCTACCGCGGCGCTACCAAAATAGCACATGCTCATGTGCGCACTGTTTATCCACAGCGCAAGCCACTTGGTTGGCTAGAGTGTAGCGCTGACGAGTTCTTTCGTCTACTGGCATTACATGAGGCTGGACGAATCAACTTACTGACAATGCCCGAGTTGTCAGCGGACAATACTAGCGAAGTAGATCCCGATGAACCAGAACAGATGCAACCACAGCCTGAGGCGGAAACCGCCCGCGTCGGCGATACACACCTTGGACGTATTCTGCGCTGCCTGGGACGCAATGCGTTGACGCACAAGCAAATCGCAGAGAGCGCCGGGCTAACGAGACGCCAGGTTAAATCGTCAATGAGCGCGAATCGTGTACTGTTCGTCGTGGTTCCTGATGGGCGCAAGTGGGACAAGTTGTGGAGGGTGAAATAGATGGGACGTGAAGTGACCACATCGCAGCCAACATTGCAGCAACTAGCGAATCAACTACAGCAACTAACCGAGTACTTACAGCGGCACGCCGACGCTACAAGGCGCTGTGTCTGTGGACACATGGCGCAAATGTCGAAAGATTTAAACACACATCGTGAGGGCTGCCAAGTGTTAAAAATGGCAGCTGTTGGCGACATTATCCGGGTGGCGAACCAGTTAGGTCGCACGCCAACGAATCAGGAGTATAGCGCGCGCCGTAGCCTACTGTTGCCGTCGTGGTCACTGCTGGAAATCGTTGTTTTTGACACTTGGAACGACGCACTGGCCGAGTGCCGATTGCAGCCAGTGCGGGCAAAGAAGCAGCCGAAAAAACCGGAAGGTTCTAATCCGGCATTAATTAGAATCACTAAAATGATAAAGTGAGGAATGAGGAGTGACAATGGGCGTCAAAGCACGCATTAGCCAGGAATTAGTAGTAGATGTTTCAGAACTGGACGACGAAAAGTTGCAGCACTGGATCACGGTGCTATGCAATGAAGAGAGGGAGATTGACGACAAAATTAGGCTAGAGTACGACACCTACCGTGATTCTGGCATAAAAAACAGTGGTTGGCTGCGCAAGGCCGAGGTTGCACTGAAAGCCCGCCGCACAGCCGTCGTTGCCCTGGAGAGCGAGAGAAAGCGCCGCAACCGAGAGAAGACGGACAGGTTGCATCGGGAACGTATGGATATGGCCGCTAGTCCGTACTTTCAGTTTGTCAACATGCTCAAGAAGCGCATGGAGTACGCCGACTTTCTCAAGCTTTGGCAAGAAGCTTGCGACCGCGCTGAAACAGCAGGAAAGGCCCAAAATGGCAAAGCTGTTTGAGTTACTACGTCAGGAGTACGCTGGTAATGGAGCAGTATTCTCTGCTGGCTTCGTAGAAGAGCATCCTGTTGACACCATGTATATTCGCTTCGAGCGCCCAGGCGAGGTGGAGTACTGCATCGCTCTACGACCTGATGAAATGACTATAGTTGCCAACCTAGCTACCGGCGTCCTATGGTCGTGGCTAGTGGAACATGTGCAGGACGGTCAGCCGATGACAAAGCCGCCGGGCGGGTGGGGGACAGAAACAGAAAAGCCACTGCACGGCCACCACAATGAAAGGAATTTATGCGAGTATCAACCACACAGCAAACGTTAGCCAAAGCGCTGTCAATCACCGTGCGCGCCGTGTCCAGTCGCTCGACAATGCCCGTGCTGAGCAACATTCTGCTAGAGGCTAAGGGCAACCAGTTACGTTTGGCGGCCACCAATCGCGAGATCGCCATCAACTGTTGGATTGGCGCCAAGGTGGAAGATGGAGGGGCGATTACAGTGTCGGCCCGCCTGCTGTCCGAGTTCGTCAACAGCCTGCCACCGGATCGTATCGACATGGAACTGACAGTGCGCACACAGACGCTGCACCTCAGTTGCGCACGCTTTGAAGCGAACATGAAGGGGATTGATGCGTTTGAGTTTCCGCTGATTGTGCCAGCAGAACAGATAATCGAGACGTCCGGCGACACCATCACGCAGGCGATGTTGCCGGTTACCCAGATGCGCAAGATGATTGACCAGACGACATTCGCAGCAAGCGCCGATGAGAACCGTCCGACATTAACCGGTGTGGAAGTCACGCTATCACCTGACTGCGTAAAGATGGCGGCCACAGACGGGTATCGGCTCAGTGTGCGGACGATACCGATTGAAGGCGGCCCGGAGAAGACTACCGTCATTGTGCCGGCAAAATCGCTTGGCGAGTTGGCACGTATCAGCGCCGATGCTGCTGCTGGTGAGCCAGTGCAATGCCTGATTACGCCGCAACGTAATCAGGTGATGTTCGTGCTAACCGGCAACGGTATCATCAGTCGTGTGGAACTGGTCAGCGAGTTGATTGATGCTCGGTTTCCCGATTACATGGCGACGGTGCCAAAAAGCTACAACACCCGCACCACGGTGGATACAGCAGCATTGCTTAAGGCCGTCCGCGTAGCGCTGCTGTTCGCGCGTGACAACGCCAACATCGTAGCGTTCAGCGTCGATCCGACTGAACAAAAATTGCACCTTGCCGCCACCGGTGCCGAAATGGGCGACAACGCTAGCGATATTGAATGCGCCGCTGATGGCCCGCCGGTTGAAATTCTGTACAATGCCAAGTACTTAATTGACTACCTATCGCAAGTGGACACGCCTCAGGTTGTCATGGAGACGACCACGCCGACTCGACCGGGGCTGTTTAGGCTGGTCGGCGCTGATGGATACATTCATTGTGTGATGCCGCTACATCCGCCGAAGTAAGGCACACACACAGAGCGCCCCGCCGTCATGGTTGGGGCGTTTTTTGTTGGCGATGGCGGGCAGGAAAGCGGACAGTAGAAAAAGTTGAAAATATACGCAAAAATGCAGTAAATCGTATGAATTGCGCAGGGTGATCGTACGATAATTAGCGAATTTGCGTATTGACAAATTAGCGAATCGGTGGTACAATGGATACATAGGCAAGAACAAACGGCAACAGGAATAAGGAGACAGAAAATGTTTAAAGGTAACTTAGCTAACACGGTCGGCGAACTTGGTGAATATGGCCCATTTAGCGATAAGGCAATCAAGGCGACCCGCACTTTTGGTATCTTCCCGAAAGAAGTGAGCGGCACACTCATCGGCAAGCATGTCGATAGCTTCACACTGAAGACTAGCAGCAAGGCGTACAAATTCCCAGCCGCCGACCGCAAGTTGGCCGATTGGTGTGTGGCGAACGGACATAACGTCGCTGACTACAAAGTGATGACAATCGCCATCGAATTTTAATTAAGGCGGGGCATTGCTGCCCCGCCTTAATGCAGATAGCCGGTGATAATCCCGGTGGCGGATGCAGAATCAAGGCGATTAACCAGCGATAATAGGAGACAATCATGAACAGACGACAACTAGTGCAGCGTAAACGTGAACAGGACGGGTGCTTCGCCCTGCTGTTGGAAACCGAAACGGCGACGCAACGAGATATGCAGCGGGAACTAGCCCGTCGCCAACGAGTAGAAGAACTACGGCAGGCTGAGGAAAACGCCATCTTCTTAGCGCAAGGAATTGATCCGTCAGAGATTTTCGCCTAGTACACCGCAGCCGGTAGCCCCGGCGCCACTAAACCGACCATTGCCGGATGTCCCAAGTGCCGGACAAGGTAGCAGAGAAAGGGCAATCATGTATATCAGACATTTCGAGAATAGTCATGTAGTTGCGGATGTTTACCCATACGCTGAGTCAGATAGCGATCCTAGATTCTTGGCAGCTTCACCGCACTTTGCTGTTTTGCCGGAAGGCGAAATTCTGTTCAACGGCAAAACTGTTACAGTCGAAGGCGTGGTCGATGAATCGGTACGCCGTATTCTTTCGGTCATTGAAGCCGAGAAAATCGCCGGCAAGGTTGTGGACCGCAGCATCATCGCAACACTGGCCACATTGCTGGAGCGTGAAATCTTGTGACCCCCATCGCCTACATCGGCTACCGGCCAACCAAGTTCTATCATGGACTTGGTTGGTACAGACCAAACATTGCGATTATCGGCGTAGAGGTTGCGCCGACAGCATTTGGGGTAATTGTTCTAGGACTATGGATCGGAGTTATCAAGGATGAGCAAAGCTGAATTTGTTGAGTATTTACAACAACTCGTGAACGAAGCCGGTAGTCAAAAGGAGTTGGCAGCACGGCTTAAAATATCGACGCCCTATCTCAACGATATTTTGTTGGGGCGGCGTGACCCAAGTAAGAAAATTCTAAACGCTATCGGATTTGAAGAAGTAAAAATTTACCGACCAAAACAATAGCCACTGAGCAGCAAACATCGCAGAAAAGGAGGTGGCACCAACCGAAAGAAAAGGTGTAAAATGTATGCAATCGTGAATAGTCTCGACACAACAGCCGTCCGTGCTATCATTAAGACAACGCTGTTGACCGCCATCATCGTAATCGTGTTCGTGTTGACCTACTACGCCGTCACCACCATCACGCCGCTGATCATCGGCGCCATCACCGCCGCTCTCGCCATCATCGCCCACGCTGTGTCCATTGTAGCCGCCGCCATCATCCACGCCGCATTGTTCGCCCTGGCCATGTTAGTGCGTGCGGCTGTGCTCGTTGCGCTGTGTCGCCTGATGCCGGTAGTCGTGCCCGTGCTGTGGCGGGCGCTGGTGGCACTGTGGGTACATCGTGCGGGCATTACCCTGGCTGCGAAAGGTCTTTGCTTCGCCGCCGTAGTAGTGGCGTGTTTTCTTGGCGCAATCGTCGTGATGCCCTTAGTGCTGGCGTTTGCAGGCAAGGCGTTGGTGGCTACCGCCGTCGTGGGTGGCGCAATTTTATCGGGAAAGGTGATGTAAGGTGCTGGAAAAATTTGAAGACCTAAAAGGCAAAACGCTTTCCGGTGTCGAGCAGGTTCGTGATGAGAAATTGATTTTCACGCTAGAAAATGGCGAAAAATACAAGCTCTATCATTCACAGGAATGCTGCGAAAATGTCTACATTGAGTCCATCGTTGGCGATCTGGGCGACTTGGTTGGCACGCCCATCCTGATGGCCGATGAAGCAAGCAACGACGGTGGCGAAAAGCTTGGCGAATATGATGATTCGCTTACATGGACATTTTACAAGCTCGCCACCATCAAGGGGTATGTTGATATTCGATGGTACGGTACATCGAACGGTTATTACTCTGAACGTGTTGATTGGACTAAAATCTAGGAGTAGATGTATGACGAAGAAAGAACAGCAGTTGATGGCAGAAGCTATCGAAAAGCTGAAAGTGCAAGTGGAAAACATGGACTATGAATCAGCACACAGCGAAGCTGATGACATCCTGTGTGAATTGCTGAATAAACTTGGATTCAGCGCCGTGGTTGATGAGTGGAACAAAGTAGGCAAGTGGTATGCCTGACCGGTGGCGTGATGGGTGCCGCCGTGGTTGTAGGAAAGGTGATGCAGGATGATGGAACCCGTTAGCTATCCACAGTATAGGCACGATACAGACAGGCTGGTCGAAGAGTTGGAAAATATCACTATTTTGTACCTGGAGACGGCAGACGAACTACGTAAGGCACGCGCCCGTATAGCGGAATTAGAAAGGCGGCGCGGTTGCCACCATGAAAGGAATGCGATATGACAGTCAAAGAACTGATTGAGAAACTACAGACGATGGACGGTGGACGTACCGCCAGATCCAGGCGCACTGTGCTATATAGCAGGGGATGATACTTGCTAACTGAATCCCACATCACCGCCGCTCAGTCCGGCGACCCGGCAGCCATTAATGAGTTTCTGTCCGCAGCATCACCGCTCGTTCGTGCCATGTGTGGACGAGTACTTGGCGAACACAGCGACTATATTGACGATGCAGTACAGGAGTCGCTAATCAAAATCTGGCGCAACCTGCACCGCTATCAATCAGACAGTGTGACTAACTGGGTAGCCACCATCGCCACCAATACCAGCCGCGACATCCGGCGTAGTCCAACATGGCGCCGGCAACACTATGACATTGACGCCATGTGGTGGCTACCTGGCGGCGACGATCCTGCAGATACCGTGTTGCGCCAGGACGACACGCGTTGCCTGTACGCCGCCATCAGCGAACTATCGGAATTGCAGCGCGATGCCGTGTGGCTGGTGTGCATCGAAGGCGTCAAGCCGCCGGTAGCGGGCAAGGCACTAGGCATGACGGTGAAGGGTGTGTACATGACCGTCAACGCGGGGAAACGGACGTTGCGAAGGCGGATGAGTGGGCAGATTAAACAAGGAGTGCAATGAATGATTGACATTAGAATACACTCCGCAATATACACCGCCCACACCCAGCCCCATCGACCGCCGACAGCACACGCAATTCCGACGTGTGCCTGTCGGCGGTAAAAGTCATTCATGCCGAATAGATGAATTCGATGCGATGGTGATTCGGCCAGGGCGTTGAACATAATCGCTGCGTCAACACTGCCGGCTACTAGGCTTTCACAACCGTTCCACCCAGGGCCATAATCAGGTGATAGACTTGCACAGAATCGCCGTGCTGTTTCGTTGGCATACTCGCCATTATGTGCCCGATGATCCCAATAGTCATAGGCTGCAATGTCCGCCGCCTTCCATGCCGCTGCCACCTCCAACGCCTTGCACACCTCCAGCCGTGGCCGTTGCTGTCGTGTATCGTGCAGTAGCAGGTCGTAGAACACAGCCACAGTGTCAATCGGCGCAACGGCCACAATGGGCAACCACACATTGCCGCGGGCGCCGGGGTAGGTTGGGCCAGGGGCTAGGGCGATGGTGGTCATTTTGCGCTATGACTCGGCAACGGGCGCCGCCGGTGTGGCCGCTGTAGCTTTCTGCTGCTCCTGCTCAACCTGATTCAATGCGAAAATGGCACCGGCCAGGCGTTCAATGTTGGTGCCGATGCTCTCTAACTCGGCTTCAATTTGTTCTTTGCGATCCTTCATAGCGCGCAAATCGTCATTGTACTTCTTGCGTAAATCTGAAATCGTCATACTGTTTGTTCCTCGCTTTATTCTGAACTTATTCATACCTATCGATATTTTACCACACTTACACGCCAATTACGAAGTTGGCACCACAGGCGCTTGCATGATCAACTCTCGCGGTGTTTTGTCATTGTCCATAGTCGTTTCGTACCGGCCCTAATATTGCCGAATAGACGCGCCCAGCAATCAACGCCATGCCGGCATCTGACGGGTGCCAGCATACGCCGTGTGTGTCAGTGCAACCCTGCGCCGTGGCTTGGTTGGACGGGTCCAGGTAGAGATCATTGATATGTACGTAAGTGGCGTTGTCCTCTTGCGCTATCCGTCTGATGTGCTGGTTACGCACGTCGTCATACTGCCACACGCCGACATAGATAAGCTTTGCCGCCGGCGCTGCATTGCGTAGTAGCGTGTAGGCGTCACGAAATGATTGATAGTCACTGTTCGGATCGGCGTTATCGCCCATCTGCACTACTAGGATACGTGGTCGCGCGGTCGCTACCTTTTGCGCCGCTTGCACAATGTTTTCTGGCTTGTGGAGGTCGGCAGAATAGACGGCAATCTCTGGTATTACGCCTGTGTACGCTGCTAGGCGTAACTGAACACGATGCACGTAATCTTTATCGGGCTGGCTTGCCGCCATACCCCATTGCCCGGCCCAACTATAGATCGGGCCGGCGGCTGTGAGACTGTTGCCCACAAAAGCGATGTCCACGGCTGGCGGTACCGTTGCGGGCAAAGTGCCGACGATGGGCTGTTCGCCATTGGCGATGATAGGCAGGTAGGTGCTGATAGTAAATAGTGCCGTAATAACTATAGATCTAAACATGTTGCAACTCTCTAACCTGATTCTCTAATTGTTCAATTCGTGCGTGCAATGCTTTGATGGCGGCGAACGTGTAGCCGTGGGCGCTGATAGTGTTTAGTGACTTGCCGGCCGGGTGGGTCTCATCTCTATCCATGCCGAATGTGGGCGCGTAGTCTGTTACGATGCCGGTAAAACGTTCGCCATTAAATGCGCCGCTCTTATAGGTAAAATCGTACAGGGGAGCGTCAATGATGGCGTTCAGCGCGCTACTGTAGTCGGTAAATGGTTCGATGATGTTCTTGGTGTCAAGCGAACTGGTCTGCGTGCCACAAACTACGCCCCCTGTATCAGTGGCATTTGTGACCGCAGACGCCACGCCAATGCGCAGGTTGCCCGACGCGTCGACCCACAGATCGCCGGTTGACCCATCGCGCCGGTACATGCGCAGCCATGCCGCTGATGGCGTGCTACCGTTGTTGTTGTAGCCGATGGAGATAAACGGGCCGTAACTGCTACCACAGTTGGCGTTACCAAGCGCCACGCCCGCCGCCGTTTGGTTGGTCGGTGTGGTGATGGATACAGCGCTGTTACCTGCTGTCGGCGCCAACGTAATCGTGGCGGTGTCGATGATGTCATTGCCGTTTAGGTCAACATCCGTGCCGAATCTGGCGCTTGTTCCGTCGATGATGAAATCATCACTGCCTGTGCCGTTGAGCGCTAATGCGAAAGATGTTTCCGTTAATGTTACTTGCCCAGACGTACTGGTACTCCCGCTGTATGCCAACATCCTAATACGATTGGTGCCGGTACTGGAACCTGCCTCAATGGCGATTTCTGATGTTCGCCCCCCGCTGGCATTTGCGCGCAATGACACGCTTTCGGTTGTGGCTGTTGCGGCAGTTTTTATGCCCACACCTGTGTTATTGACAAGCAAACTATCAAGCGGATTACTACTATAAATATAGCCCTTTGTTGTGGTTCCATCCTGTTTAATGATGAACGAACTGCCACCAATCACGCTGATACCGGCGCTGTCCAGAACTACATTACCCGCGCCGGCTTTGATTTTGCCATCGGTGCCAAGCACAACCTGATCTACACCGCTAGCCTGTCCAACGAACTCTGACGAGTTAATATTGAATCCATTTAGAGTACTATCTTTTGTACCTGTTCCAACCTGCAAATAGCCCGATCCACTGAAACCGGACGCCGCGCTAACGGTAATAGCCCCGTTGACGTTGAGAGATGTACCATTCCAGTGTAGCCGCTTGTCAGCCGACGATGGACCTACCCAGATGTCAGTACCAGCCGAATCGATATTAACCGTCTGCGTGCCGGCGTTGTATAGTTTGATCGGGATATTGTTAAGTTGTACGCCTGCAGTGCTGATGCGCAGATACTGCGCTGTTGTGGCAATGGTGCCACTGCCAGCATATAAACCGTACTCGTTGGCGCTTGCACCGCTTAGTCCTGACAGGTTGCCCATCTGCGTGCGCACAACGCCATCAGTTAACGGATGTGTCGTAAACGTGGCCACGCGTGCATATGGCGAATATTGACCATACGTGCCGTCGATAGCCGATACCTCATAAATGCCGTTACCGCTCACGCCGTAGTCAAGTACAAGCCCATCGGCTTCGATGACAGTTCCTGGTGTGACAGTACCGGCGGGCGTCGTCATAGCACTGTAGGTTGGACGCAGCGCCACCATGCCGACAATGCTGGCATGACTGGCCGCAATGGTGGCGACCTTCGATCCTGTCTCGCCTGACGCCGATAGCGTTTGATGAGCGACATAGACACGAATCCCTGTCGAGCCAGCGTCAACAAGCTCGGTCATACCGGACGCCGGGGTAACCGCGCTATTGTTGGTGATGCCACCAAGAAACACCAGCATGTTGGCGGTCGCCGTGCCGAAAACGGTTGTGCCGGTCATGCTAGTCGATGCGCTGTTGGTGCTGATACTGTAATCATCAATAATCAGCGAATCAACATTGTAGTAAGCGACGATTGAGGCGGCTAGAGCGTGACTTGATGCTGTACTAAATGAGTAGTTTGCACCTTCAGCGCCACCGGCAACACGATAGTACATGGCGAGATTGATATCGGTGCCACTAGTATAGGTGCCGATAATTGTCCAGCCCGTTGCGGTGATGGTATCGGCGGCGCCGTCGTGTGTGACAATTGCCAGCATGACATCACCGGAGACAACCCCCGTGGGCTTGGTGACGGTGATACTAGTACCCGCTGACGTGCTGTTGCTGGTTGCTGTGCCTCGCTGCGTGATGGCGTTGTAGGTCGTTGTCCCACTACGTGTGAATGTCCAGCTTTGCGTGCCAGATCCATCGGCGTAGTTGGTCACAACGCCGAAACAGTAGCCGACGGACAAACTACCGCTAGACCGGCTTATCTGGCGCAATGTGACAATATCGTTGGCCTCAAACACCGCCATGTTAGACGCGCTGGGCAAATCTTCGACCACTAGAACCTGTGACCCACCGGCGTAGGGGGCAATGAAATCCTGTGCCAACACAGCCACGGATTTACTAATTACCTGACTGCCGGCTAGCGCTTGCTCCAAATCGGCGATAAACGTTTTTACGTGCATTTGGTCGGCGTACAGATAGCGAACGTCAGCGCCGCCAAGGGCATCGACGCGCCAACCGGTTGAACGGCTAGCGTAATCAAATGATCCGATATACTCGCCACTTTGCATGTCAATGCCGCTAGCGCTAATCGTGGCCACAGCCGTACCGGCGTTGCCAAGGCTGATTGTCTGCCCACTGGCGGCATTGACGACGGTCGCACCGGCAGCGCTCTGCGCCAGGGCGAAATTGGTAGACGAATTATGATCGAAGTGACTAAATGTCGCTGTGTCACTCGCCTGTGCATAGCCGATAATGGCCCGTCCGAATGTATTGTTAGCATCCGTGTCGCTGGCGGCCGTCAGCGTGGAGGCGAACACGCCGGTGCTACTGCCGGTTAATGCGCCGGTAACGGCAATGGTTTCCCCGATATTAATTCGTTCTGTGAGCGTGCCGCTTTTTCGAGTTCGAATAGACCAGGATGCGATTTCGGAATTGTTCGTAGTGGTATCAACGCGAGCGACCATTGAAGCCATCTGCCGTTGTACCCCACCGGCGCTGTTCCCACGCACATCCAGCGTAAACGCATCGTATGGTGACGCAGGGGTGCTGTAGGAGTAGGCAACCGTGGATAGCGTAGGATTGGCGGCATTCTGAATCATGCCAATGTTGTGGTAAAACTCAGTTGAGTATCCGAGCAGCCCACCACCAGGCGCCGTGCCTTGTTTGATTCCGGTGCCATAGAGCGTGCCGGTCATTGTATCGCCGGACGTGTTTACATAACGAGTGTCTAGCTGCGTTTGCATATAGGACAACAGCGAAGCCCGTGTTAGTTCGCCGGTGCTGACCACGAGTCCCTGACTATTGTTGTCAATGTCGCTTTGTGGACCGTGGTACAATTGCACCTCAGATTGCGATTTGTCGTCGGGGCAGTATACGATAGATCCGCCGGTTTCTAGCGATGAGTATAATTGCACCGGCCCAAATTCGCTGGCTGGCGTTTCGTGACCAACATAGTAAACATAGTATGGTTTACTGTTACCCGCTAATCCGCTGGCGACTACGACACCGCCAACGCGAACCCAGCCTATGGTAATGCCTGTGCCGGTTCGCACAATATCAGTGGCATGTGATGAAAGAGCGGTAACAGGCTCGTAATGAATAAGCTCAATGTTAGCGCGCGCGTACTCTACACGAACGGCGCGATGAACACCGTTTCCTGTGATAATGGTCCCGATAGTGAAATTACCGTTGTAGAGGTGCAAGCCTTCGCAATACGCTCCCGATCCGGGTTCAATGTAAAGGCGATCCATCGTACAACCGGACCCACCACCCAGCCAATCAATTGCAGGATTTGTCAGCGTCGAGCTATCCAATCGAACCCGTTGGATCGTCACCTCGAACGGATTTACATCAGTGTCAACCTTGATAAACGAATTTGTGCCGCCGGTTAGCTGCATGTCCTCGACAGTAACAGCCCACGGTTCATAGGCTGTAAAGTGGATATGATGACCGGTGGAACTTCCCAGATTGATTTTAAAATTACGCAGCGTCATACTGCGTTTGTAGGCAGGCCCATCAAAAACGATGGCGTCAATATTCCCAGTCGTGTTAATGCCAGATTTGTCCCACCCAATCCCCTCAATTGTCACGTTACTCTTCATCGACAGCGCTGCGGATATTGAGTAGAACCCCGACAGTACAACCGTGCCGCCGGTTGACGCCGCCGCGTCGATGGCAGACTGGACGTTGTTGCTATAATTTTCTGGATAATACCTATTGCTACTCGTTAGATCTCGCGCTGATACTGTATGCGTATGTCCACTGAGGCTGACGGCCGTACCACCAACAGTTGGAGTATTGAGGAAGTCAACAATACGGGTAGCGTTATCCGCCTGAAGTACAATGTAGGTTGACGAGCCATCATAGTACGTCAATAGCAGGTCGTTTTGTTGTGCAGACGTACCATAGTCATGAGCACGCCCGATGAGATCCCAGAACTTTGATCCGGTCTGCGTCGCCAGGCGCAGATAGTTGCTACTGCCGGCGGACGCATCGGCGTCCAGGGTAAGCGCACCTGTCCATGTATGGTTTATCCGCGCTTCGTCCAACGTGCCGCTATTGATGTCGCTCGCCGCATGGTTGTGGCTGTACGAAGGTGTACCGACGATAGTGTTGACGTGCAAATTGACCGCATACAAATTTTGCACACGCTTGTCAGCAGCGCCAATATCGTAGGTGCTGTCTGTCGAAAATGTAATGTTCTGTGCGGTTAGCGATCCACCAAGAATGCCACCGGATAGCGGCAGGTAGCTGTGCGTGTGTCCGCTGAGGCTAACCGCAATGCCGCCGACCGACAATGACGCTGTGTCCACATTGCCGGCCAAGTCGATATTTTCAGCGGTAATGACAACGGTCGCAGGCGAAGCTAGTGATTGACTCCCGCCTTCAATGTAAATACCGGCGTCATCTGCTGTGCCTTGCCCGTGGGCCGTGATAGACAGGTTGGCAAGCACGCCACCGGTTGGGTTGCTGTCAATGTAGGCCCAGTTTTGGTTCGGGAATGAGCCGCCGCTATGCTTGCCGGTGTACATACTCAGCGACGGATCGCCCGTCATGCTGGCGAGGTTGGGCCACCACTGCATTGCACGTCGATTATCCCAGCTACCCCACACATCCTCCAAAATGTTAACGCCAGCGGCGTTGTTCATCAAAATGGTTTGTGTCGTGCTGTTGTAGAGTGCCAGGTCAGCGCCACGGATCTGCAAACCGTTATCGTCGGCAACAATGAACTGGTCTTCATTTGCTGTGGAGCGAATATACAGACCATAGCCGCTTGGCGTGTAATAACTGTTGCCGGTGCTGCCAAGCTCGCCAAGTTGGACGTAGGTGGTAAAGTTGCTCGGCGTGTACGGGTTTGCGCCGCTCCACTTGCGCATTTTGATATAAGGAGCGCCCGCTGCATCGATAACTGATAGATGGATGAGCGCCGCCCCAGTTGCACCGAAGTCGATGGCGAGACTACCCTTTGTAATACTTTCACTGGTTGGCCCACTGCGAAGCGTAAATGTCCAGTTTTGCGTACCATCACTATTGTTGACGTATGTGGCAACCTGGCCCCATATATTGCTCAATGAAATGCCGGTGTCAATGTCGAGTTTGCGAATCAGTACCCAGTCGTTGTTAGTGAAGATAGCGCCCGCTAACGCTGGGCTGTCCTCAAACATAACGGACACTGTGCTACCGATGGCCGATGGCGTGGTGAATGTTTCCGCTACAATGCCGTAGCTCTTCGTCCAGTACTCATCACCGCGGTCCACGCGCACTTCGTCAGCCACGAAAACACGCACGGCAAGTTCATCGGCTTGGATTTTACCGATAGTCAGCGCACTATATCCACTGATGCCAGCAACCTCGTTAATCTGCCAGCCGGTAATCGGAAACGAGCTATCAAATGATGATGTGCGTAATGTTTGATCATTCGGGAATTGAACAGCCCCCGTGCCGGCAGGATTGATGACCAAATCGACATCGGTGGCAGTGGTAATCAGTGGCGATTGCACGCTTGTGCTAACAGTCAGCGCTCCGGTGATGGCGGTTATACTGCTCGCCGGTGCAATGGATAGGTTACCACTCGCTGTGTCAATCAATGGCGTGGTCACCTTCGTGGTTGCCGTGTATAACGGCAGCGTCAGCAGCCCCGCGCTGGTCGATTTCAGCAATGACTCCGCAGCCCCAGGCGCAGCGCTGGCTGTGATGGCGTGCGATCCGGTCGTGGCATCATTGGTGGATGTGGCCGACAGTGTTGGCGGTGTGGCCATGCCGATAATTAGAAAGCCACTTGGACCGTTGTCCGTAATCGTGATGGCGTTAGTGCTGGAGATTTGGCGCGCATTGGGGAACGGCGCTTCCTCCTCGACCGTGATGTATGACGCATTATACAGCGTCGTCAGATCCGCAGACGTTCCGCCCGTTGTGGCTGTGCTGCCGCCACTACTAATGACCGTTGTGCCGCCGCCGACCTTGGCCGCATACTGCGCCGCTGCTGGGCGCCCAACGTTGACGACTTGCGTGACGCCGGAAATGTCACCGTCAAACACTTGCCCGCCGATGAATAGCTTACCACTGCCAACCGGCCCGGCTGTGGGCGCGGTCACGGACTGTTCATAGTCAGTGTTCAGTTTAGCTTTAATGCGGCGTGCCGCGTCCTTAAATTTAGCTGATGGCATTAGAAATTGCTCTCATGTCCGTATTGAACTAGCCGAAATGTTGACGACCAATTGCCTTTACTCAGGGTGTGCTCGGCACTCATGACCACATACAGCCGGTCCATAGCCTGCATATCGTCGGTAAATTGCCAGTAGACCTGGTGCGCTTCTCCGGCTCGTTTGTCCGACGACACGTCGGACGCCTCCACACTCACCTCAAAGGGATACAGGCGCATATAGTAGAGCCGTCGTGCTGCTGCTGTGGCCGCTGTGCTGTTGGCGTACAGCGTCTCCTGTTTCTCTAGCTTCGTGCCACGTCCTGCCGTGGTTGGGTAATAAATCTTCCCACTGTCGGTGCCGTCCGGTGTCTTCCACGACAAAATGATCTGCGAGATAGGTGACACCTTGCGGAACGATTTTTGCACACTGGCGGCGCTGGTGCGGTTCCATGTTGTTGCAATCGATGGCGTGCCAGTCCAGAATGTATCGTTGGCAATCAGGAATTTGCTATCACGCTGCACCGTCACCCGCACGCCGGTATACTCCGCCAGATCTGCCACAACTGTCCATGCGTTATCATCGGCTGTGGTGGCCTCGGCGACGGTAGCCGTACCACTGTGACTGATGGCACCTGCCCAGATGCCTGCGTTGGTGAGTATCTGCGCAATCAACGTGCCAGTGCTCGTGTCAGCCGCTAACCACAGATTGGGGTTGTGGTAAGTCGGGTCCACGATGGCGCTGATTTCGTTAAGCCGTGGGCGCGCCGGGTCCGTCGTCATAAAGAAAATTTCAAACAGTACATGCTTGACACGCGTGCTGCTTAGCACCTTGAAATAGTTGTTTGCTAGGTTGGCGGTCACCGTATCACGCAACGTCCAATCATTCAGGTAGTCATCATTGTCAGGCGTGCGAACATTGTCCACGATGTTTGTCGTGTACAATTTGAATGACTTTGGGTAAATGGTGCCACCACGAGTCCAACCAACGCCGCTAATCAGGTAGGCGTCGGTTGGCACGCTGCCATCCATGATGTAAACCTCATCGTCCTCGCTGTGAGCGCTTGCTGTGGTACTACTAGCGCCGCGGGCAGACACAACGATATATTGGTCGGTCTTGCTACTGTAGCTGATTTTTTCATCCCCGACGAACAGTGTGCCGCTACTTGGCAGTCCATCCGTGCTATATTTGTCGTCTGGTCCATTGATAAATAAAATCTGCCCGTTGCCAGGGTAGCTGCTGGTCATGTCCATCGCCAGTTTTAGCCCCAGCCCCGGCAATGTGGTCATAATCCACATCGGGTCATCGTTGTCGATGTTATAGCCAGCATGGCGCACGTAGTCAGTCAGCCAGTGATTCGCTGCCGTAGTGCTGGTGTTGGTCCAGATGTAGCGCATGGTTTGGCCGACACTCGGCGCCGTGACCGTTGCCCCTGACCATGACCGACTTGGCGCGTCCTCGTGGTTGATGTAGCCGTTGCCGGTTCCCCATCGCACGCGATTGCGCCATGAGTTAAGTTCGCCAATCCGCAGCCACAATTCACCGCCGGCGGCAGTGATGGCATTGGTGAAAAATGTTCTGTTTTCGTAGATAGCTGCAGACTGCGCCAACGGGTTGAGCCGGGCGAACACCTCTTCATCTTCTACCAGAAAAATGCTGCCCCCATCTTCCACGTCACCGGGTCCGTTAAATAACCACGACTCGGCGCCGCTGCCGCCGTTGGCTGCATACAGGGCATAGCCACGCACGTAGGTGCTGGTACGCACTCGCAATTCAATAAAGCGAGCGCCAGCACCGGCCGCCGGCGGCGGATTTACATAGAGGTGAGCAAAGGCTAGATCGTCGCCGTTTTCGGGATCGCTGTTGATAGCAAATCCCGCATTGGTCCAATAGTCGGTGCCGGTAAAGTGTTCGGCAATCCACAGCGTGTTCAGGTTGTTGTCAATAGCTGATGATGCCGACAGGTCAGGACTCGCCTGTGTAAAGTCGCCGCTGTAGCGCTCATCGTACGGCAACACCAATTCCTGCACAGCGCTAGCCGTGCCAGCGTCTGCCAGGTCTGCATCACCAACCCGCACACCGCGCGCTTCGACCTCACCGACGATCTGTGCCGATGACACAATGTTCAGCGTCCACTCCGCATTGTTTCTGTAGTCGTCACTGATGGTCGGTGAATCGACAAAGCCCACCAGGGCGATGGTGTAGCTACCGCCATTGCTTGACGTGGTGACCACCACAATATGCCCGTTGCGCAGGACGTGTTGCGGCGCCCGCACACCGCTAATGGTGGCACGCCAGGTGATGGTCGATACGTTGTCATCAGCTTCTTCGGTGATGGTTAGTTGGCCGTCGTTGGTCGTAACCGGATAAAATTGATACACCGATGCGCCGTTGCTGTGGATGCCGTTATGCTCGCGGTCGGTCGTGGACTCACGCACCACGGTCAAGGTCGTGCTAGAGCGTGCGGTAAACTGCTCGTACTCCCACGCCTGCCCGCTGCCGTTTGGACCAACCCACACGCCACCCGCTGTGCCATAGCCGGTGGCGCTAGCAATGGCTAGCGACGTTGCGCCGCTAATCTGCCCACTTGTGGTTGTGGCAGAACCAAGCGAGAAGGACGCGCCAAAGTCAAGATCGCTCCAATCGTAATGGAGATGGTAGGGACCGATGTAGACACGGAAATTGACATCAGGTAAGGTTATGGCTGACATTACCGAATCCTATCTATGATCCAAGTCACGCCGAACACCTGTCCCCCGCTAGCCGTGTCCCAGACCGGCTCATACGCCACAGCGTTGGTGTAACTCGTCAATACGCCCAAATCGTTATACAGTGATGCGCTGCTATACTTCACGCTGCCCGCTCCGCTCATCAGTGTGGATCGTATCCAGGTAAAATCCGTCAGTGACATCTGCTCAAATGTCCACGTCAGCGTGTAGTAGTTGGCCATCACTGCTTCGCCGTCGCCATTCGTGCGCAGGCGTTCGCGCTTGAATGCGTATTTGCCGCCACCATTTTCGATAGTGCTTGATATGGTTGTACCGCCTAAACTCATTGCCATGTGTTATTTTTCCAACTCCGTCGCCAAATCCGTGATCACCTTGTCACTGATGGATTGCACCAGCGCCCCGCCGCCGATAGCAGTGAGTGCGCCTTTCATGAACGCTGTTCCCCAGCTTGCCCCGGCGTTGGTGGCAAACGTCAGGTTGATTTCGGCGTTAAACGACTGGTTGATCCCCTGCTGAATCCAGCCACCGATATAGCCACCCGCCGCCACGAAATCGCCCGCCTTAGATGAGATTGACTGCATGACACTCGCCTGTAGATTATCGGCCATGCCGGTGTAGGTGTGACCCTTAAAGCCCGCTTCCACAATCTGCGCTGGCACAATTCCAGCCGCGGTAAACATCGGGGCCGCTGTAGCAAACTGCGTCATGAGATTGGTTGCTAGTGCCATAGCCACCGGCCCGCCGCCGCCTTCACCACCCCCCTGTCCCTGCTGTTGTTGGCCTTGCATGTTGTCCAGGATAGCCGCCATGATAAGCTGCGCTACTACAATGCCAGGTGTAGTGAACATGTTGGCGTTGGTGGCAACGTCGGCGGTGATGGCTGTCGCCAACTGAGCGCTAACACTTTGCTCAGACTGGCCCAGCGTCAGCCCCACCTCGACAGTCGGCTTCACGATGCTGCCGATGGTGTCCTTGTATAATCCGATTTCCTCGACGGTGGTATGCAACAAGACACCAACATTGGGCTTTGGAGCGTTCGTTTCTACCCACAGTACCCAGTCCGACAGCGTGCCAACCGTCGTGTTGATACGTGCCTCAATTGCCGGTGACGGTGTATTTGTCTCTATGCCTGTCGCCCAGGTGGTCAATGTCTCCGTTGGTGTTTCCAACTTGACGCCAACCGTCGGCGTGATAATACCGGTAATCGTTTGCTTGAACAGCGCGATCTCTTCGACGGTAACATGTAGCTGCACGCCTACTGTCGGCGTCAGTTTGTCAAGCTCGGTTTGCAACGCCTCGCCGTCAATGGTCGGCGCTAGGGCCACAGCCCCCGATGTCGGCGCTGTATCCTGTGGCTGCGGGCCAAATGCGGTGCTGGTCGCCTGCATCTGGATAGTCGCCTGCTGCTGGCCGGTAATGTACGGCACCAGCGCTTGCGCCGTGGGATCAGCGGTGACAGTAACAGCCGGATTGGTCATCGGCCCCATGCCGTTTGTTTTACCGCCTGTGCCAAACAGTTGGGCCGGGTCAAAGAACAGCGCTTTTGCGTTAGCCACTTGCTCCTTGATGACTTGCCCGTTGGCGTTCACATACTCGTCAAGCCCGGTTTGCAAGCCCTCGGTTAGCGGGTCGATATCGACAAGCTTCGGCGGCGCCACGGGCGCGGGAGCCGCACCACCACCACCGGTCGCAGCGCTCGTGGCATCATCAACAACCACGCCGAAATATTCATAGATATTCTTGCGGCCTTGCTCGCTTTTGGCTTGCAAATCTTGCGCATACTTAACCGCTTCCTCATTGATGAAAATGGGGATGTTCTCGGCGGCAGAGTACAGCGAACTGTCGTTCATGGCTTTTTCGAGAAGCGACAATGTTTGCTCTGCCGTGTTGCCAACCTCTAGCCCGGCTCGTTCCAGCCCCGCACGCGCCTCCTCGATTGACACATCCTCCCACTGTTTGCCGTTGACCACCTCGTCACGTAGGCGCCGCAGGTATTCGTCAGCCTTTTCCTGGTAGACACCAAGTTCAGCGTCTTTCATGTCCTGTTCAGTGACCTGCGTTGTACCGAACAGACCCGGCACTTTGTCAAGAGCCGATTTTAGTTCCTGGCTGGCCTTTTTTGCGCCGTCCTCCAACGCCTTGCCCGCACGCCGCGCCGACGATTCCTGCTGCCGCGCAACCGCTGCATTGTAACGCTCCATTTCGCGCCGGTTCTGCTCACGACCACTGGCCGCTTGCTGTGTGGCTATGCGCTGCGAAATGCTGCCACCGACCTGCTGCCCCGCAGCGTACCCCGGCAGGTTGCTCATGTCCGCCTGTGCTTGATTAAGTTGCCATATAGCGCTTGTGGCAATGCCGGCACCTTGGGCAAGCGTTAACAAGTTGCCGGTTAGCGCCGCCGTCATGCCAGCATAGGTGCCGGCTGAAATCTGCCCATTACGGAAGGCGGCTTCAGCGAGGAATAATTGTTCGACCAATGCGGCGGCGTAGCTGTTTGACTCCAAGAAGGCGCCGCCAAGCTCGTTGACAACGCCATTTAGCTGCGACCCTGCGTCGCCAACACTGTAGGCAATAGAAGCCAGGTAATCAAACTGCGCGGCCTGCTCTGCCGTCATGCTGCCGGTGAATGCAATCTCTTCTGATAGCGCCGCTAACTCTTCACGAGCCGATGCAACAGCGGGGAGAAAATCACCAAAGCTTTGGTTAAGCCCTGCGAATGCGCCACTAAACGCACTGAAATCGACTTGATTGACGACATCGAAGGCGGCAAGTAGTGATTCCTGGAGAGCCGTACTCTCGAAGGAAATTTGTTGTGGATCACTCAATCCCCGTTCTATCATGTCATCGATGGCAGCGTTCATTTGAGATCGTACAGATTCCATTTGCGCTGTCACGGATGCAATACTGTCAGCACCCATTGTTGCTACGGCTTGCTTAGCGCGAGCGAGTAGCGCGGCTTCTATCTTTTCGCTTTCTGCGGCAATAAGATCAGTTGCCGATAATTCCGATGGACTGAAAGTTAATTTTTTAGTTGATTGTCCTTGCGTAAAATCTTCGAGGCTTGGCCCAGTAATGGGATTCGGCTCGTCAGATTTCATTGCACGTAATAAAATGTCAATCTCAGCAATGGCATCCCTGTACCGTTCGGCGCGCCCAATTAGGTCGTCATCGAACTGCATACCTAGCACATTGGATTGACCGCCATTTGCTTCTATCTTGGCTATTTCTGCTTGTAGTTCAGCACGACGGCGCAAAAGTGTATCGTCAGATACCCCGCCTTTGAAATATTTTTCGTTATACTCCTGAAGTGCTCCAGCAGCTTTTGCGACAGGCATGGAGAGAATACGTGATGCCAATTCTCCAAGTGAATCTTTCAGGTTTTGCGCATTTGCATCAAATCGTTCATATTGTGTCGCTGCACTATCAAAAGCTTGCCGATTCGCCTCAATCGCGACAGCGCCTTGGTTGTATGCTTCCGCTAACAACGCTTGCTTGCGCTCAGCCGTGGTAAGTTGATCCGCCGTCTTACCTATTGACTTAGCATAATCTTCGTTTGCTTTGGAGACATTGATGATCAAGCCCAAGTTGTCCAAAATTAATCGAGACTCGCGTGCTAGGCCAGTGGTCAGATACTCTAGCGCTTGCGTATCGCTAATGCCTTGGGCGCGCCCTAACGCTGTGGATAATTCAACCAACTGAGCAAATTGCTGTGGGGTTTTGGCGACCTCGAATTGCAGCGCCCGGTTCGCGTTGAGGATTAATTCATATTCAGCAATAGTTCCGGCAGACGCTTTTTTGGCGGCACCAATCATAGCATCGGTATTTGTGCCGACAGATTTGGTGTAACTCTCTAACACATCTCGTAACTGTGTCATAACTGCGCCGCGCCGCGCAACAGCGTCTAATTCTTGCCCTAGTTCCTTTAGTCCTGCGATAACCGCTGTTGCAGTAAATCCACCGGCAAAGGCGCCGCCCAATGTCCCTAATCCACCTGGCACCACCTGACCGATGATAGCAGATATATTGCCGCTACCAGGACCGCCGCCACTTGGCATCTTGATGTTGTTGGCGGCGCCTGCTGCTTTTTCAAAAGCAAGCTGCAACTGACTCGCCTCGGTTATGGCCCTGGTAATGCCCGACGTGTCAATCTGTCCCATGTCACCGGATTTGACAGCTTTTTCAAACTCGGCAGAAAGCGCCTTGACCTGATCGACCGCTGTTTTTACGCCGGTTGTGTCGAGCTTACCGACACTGATCTGCTTCAATTCAGCCTCAAACACAGAGCGTATGGATTGCGCTTGCGTTTTCGCTTGGCTTGTGTCTATAATTATCTTGTACGTTAAATTCTTGTCAGGCATTCGTTACACTCAATTAACAAAAAGTAAATGCTGTTAAACTGGCGTATCCTACATCTTAGAAAGGAAAACACATGTCTCCAGATTGGTCGGGTATATTAGTCATCCTGGTAGTCGGCTCGGTAGCGATTGGACTCGTCTTCTACTTAATCAGAGAGGTAATACTCTGGTATTTTCGTATCAACGAAATTATTGACCTGCTCAGAAAACAGATTGAACTCCAGCAGGTCATCGCCAACCAAGACGCCGCACGACGACTCGCAGAACAACAGCAGATGACGCAAACGCTCCCATCCCCACCACGTAACCCATTGACCGGGAAATAAAAAAGCGCCCATCACTGGACGCTCCTGGCGTTCGGTGTGGGCGCTCTAGGCGCTTAAGTATTAAATTCGCTACGGAAAGTATAGCACAAAATTACATTTTTGTATAGTGGGTTATTCCTGTCCATACCGCAAAGACGTATAATATGTCACGGATTGCCCATTGACACGCTATGGTTTCTGTGCTAGAATAATGCATGGAAACGATACAGTGTCAATTGCTGAGGAGGTGACTTTGGATGGAGAGAAATCTATTTACAGTTCTGCCGAAGTAGCGAATATGCTGGGTCTTGCTCCGTCATACATGCGTGTTATCCTACGTCGTCATCCAGATCTCGCCCCATGTAAAATAGGCAATTCATGGGTATGGAAACGAGAGGATGTAGATCGCATAGCGGAATGGCATAACCAGCGCAGGAAAAATAGTAAAAAGTAAAGCCGGTTAGGTGTCTTCACCACCTAGCCGGCTAATCACCACAAGAAAGGTCGAAGCTTTCCTATGGCTAAGAAGATTTTACCTCAGCGCGACGATTCGCGCAAAGACATCGATAGCATGACCTACGCCGAACTCCTCGCGTACAATGACGAACTGAGTGCCCGCATCACTAAAATATTAGCAGAGCGCGGCGAGGATCAACCCGACCTGCGAACAATGACGGCCGATGAGCGAAAGCAATACATTACCGAGTTACGGAACTGTCGGTCGAACCTGCGTGATGTGTACGCCATGTCCGACGACGAACGGCGCCAGTATCAGGATGAATTGCTGGCCCGGCTGCAAGCTTATGTTTCGCCTGAACCTGAGCCGGTCAAGGACGCAAAGTTGCCAACGAAACGGATGGCGAAGCGCATGGCCGCCTTCGACGCTATGAACGATGCCGAACAGGTCGATAGTCTGCGAGCAATGTGGTAGAGTTTACGTAGTGGCCGGATTACTCAGATGGACACTTAAAACGCCTGGGGAGGATAGCACAGAAGTGCGCCGACGAACCAGGAATCTATATACGTATAGAGTTAACAACTGAATTACGAAATAGAGTTAACTCTACACGGGTGTGGAGTGAGGGAACTGGCATCGGCACCGTGCTTGCTTATCTCACTAGACCAATGTTAAACTGTGGGCAAATCCACATGTGTATCAGAAATAGAGGCAACCATGCTAAATCTAGAACCGACAATGGCAATTAAGCACACGTCAGTTGAGCAGTGGTATATTCGCCCGGCGATTGCGTTTTGGGCAAAGGCATATGCTGCCGGTGTGCGTATTGTGTGGGACGGCAAGAAATTCGAGTATCAGAAAGCGTGCAACTGGCTTTGTCGGCTGGAGCAACACAATGCGTTTGGTATGTTCCCCACCGTAGAAGCTACGATGCCCGAACCCTGGGTGACTGACGGTGTAGAGCAGCATGAGACAGGGCTGGTTGTCTTCCTGTCTCAACAGTTCCCCAAGCCCTACCAACGCTTCGCAGCACATATGCTGGTGCTAGACCATGAAGTGCGTCCGATTGAGTCACATGCTAAGCGAAATGGACACATCATTGCTAGCGCCGGCGTTAATGGTGGTCATGTGCTGATGTACCACGGTAAGTGTGAGCCGACAACGAATATCTATACTAACGATCTGCCACCTGTGTTAAGTCAGTACGGGAGAATCGCACTATGAGGCGTACTGTCCGCATTGTCTATACAGACATCTGGAATCGAGAGCATGAACACCCATTCACGGGCAATGATGACGAAATTCAGGCAGAGATTGATCGTATGTTGAGCTTGCCTGATGTGAAGGATTGTTGGTCAGAAGAGGTATGACGAGGAACAGAACAGCGGTACAGCATCAATTGTCTGTACCGCTATTTTGTTTCTCAGCGTATTCCGCTAGGTCGATAATATGTTTTTCGCCTCTGCTTTGCCATTCAATGAGCCCGCGTTCAGGGTCGAACTTAAACACCAACTTACCATTGACGACCACCGGTACAAAGCGTGGTTTGGGTGCCTTGTAGGTTGGTTCAGCCTTAGTTAGCGCCATATGTTGCGCTCGATTTCTCCGACAACGAAATCAACAATTCGCACCAAATTATCAACCTGCTCGTCACCTAGCAGCGTGACTGGCCGTGCCGGTATTCGGCTTGTGCCACGTTCCAGCCAAGGCGCTCTACGATCATTGCTGCCAACGTCGATTACTAGCCCGAAGCCAGTTGACTGAATACTTTCGTAATTGTCGCCGCTGCGCTCGGTGAATGACTTGCGGTAATCGCCACGTCGCACTAGGATCGGACTATTGCCTGCAAAGCCTTGTTGCCGCCGCTGCAATTGCGTGGACAGCGCTAGTGGTGCCCAACGTCCATCACCGCTACCCTGGCGCGTAAAATTGGCTGCGAATTGCTGGCGTATGCCGTCGGCAATCATGCGGGTTTGGCCATTGCCGGGCCGGGCGATGCGGTCAACCAAGCGTTCTAAATCATCGAATCGGCTATCTGTTCTTAACGTGAACATCTGTGGTATAATCCTCAGTAGGAGGTGACTATGAACAGAGACAAAATAAATATAACCATACACATGCCCGATTCTGTCTATGAAGCGCTTTGTTTTTTGCCGAATCCAAATGATTCAGGGCTACAAAAGGATGAGGGCGGCAACATTGTGCATAGCGGCAATATCCTGGAAAGCACATATTTAAAAATAGTAAAAGAACTACATGGCTCTACTGTTCATGTAGAACGCAATGGAATTCACGCAGATCTATATGTCTCGAAACCTTGCATTTCAGCATGATCTCAACAACAAAAAAGGCACTCGCCGGGGCTTGCTGCTGCGGTAAGTGCCTTTGGTTCAATGTCTGCCCCTCGTTTTGGCTGTGGCCTTCTTCGGCTTGTTGCGTTTCACCCTGTCGCGCTCATCGGAGATGTACCGATTGATCGTGTCAAAATCCATGCGCAACCACGCTGGCATTTCGAGTATTTCCACAGGCGACGGACCATACTGTGATCCGCCCATCATATACCATGTCCTGTATATTTCCAGCGATACAGGATTACACAGCCCATCTGCTTCAAGCTCTTTAGCCTTTGCTCGTAACTCTGCCGGCGTTAATGGCCGTGCGTGCTTGTCCTCTTTGGCCGACTCTTCCGCCGCTATGATGGCCCTAGCTAACTCGCTGATGGCGCGACGATCACTTTCAGCCTTTTTTTTTGCTCGTCATCGGCGGGAATGAAGCCAAACACACGAACCGGCGTCACCTTCAGCACCTCACCAACTAGCGCCCGAATCGTTTCAGGTGGTATGAGTTGAATGGCCTCCATTGGTTCATACCACCACGCCGGCATTTGCGCCATTACCCACGTTTCGCCATCGCGCTTGCGCGTCTCATGGACAGACGCCAACACGATGGCGTGATCAATAGCGACAGCGACGATGGTGTCAATTAGTTCAGCGTCGAACGGGTTGAGCAGTTTTCTGACGGCAAAGTATCGAAGAAATTCATTGCTCAATTTGTCGGCTTCGGGCAGTTCAACATTCTTGGCGAATTCGTCGGCAGCCGCGCCGTAGATGCGCGCTCGGTATCGGTCAAACAATGCCTTACGATAGATACTGCACTCACCAATTGTCAGACGATATTCTGTTTCGGTGCCGTCCTCCGAGAGAGTTACGGCAACATCAATCGACTTTTCTAGTTCATCCATACACTTTAGTAACTCGCTACATTGTTGACGACCGTCACAGTGATCGGTGTGGACACGTTACCAACGACGGTACCGTTAGCGCCGATAGTGACAAGGTTGTCACCGCTAGCTGTCGGCATTCCGCCGGCTTCCCACTGCACCGACGGCGCAGCATATTGAAACTTGTACGGCACTACGGCGCCGCTGATATTGGCGGCGCTACGCCACTCAACGTCCACCGCGCCAGTAACGGGGGCTGTGGCCACCGTCGAACCAGCATCAGCGCCATAGTACAGCGCCTCATAGATCGAATCGGACACATTGATTTCGGTAAAGTTGCAGGTACCGTTGATAGACTGGCGTTGCATATTAACACGCGTCTGTGTCCACAACGCTTTGTCTTGGTCACGCAGGGTATTCTCAAATCCAATCTCAGCACCACGCAATACTTCGACTACCGTGTACCCGCCAATCGTGATGCCAGTTCTGGCACCAACCCAGGGCACGATTTCATCCGACTGTTCAGCAACATAGGTTGGGCTACCCGACAGTGGCGCCACAGAAAGGAAACTGATTTCAGCCGTACACATGATTTCGTCAGTGTTGACCGTGATCGTCAGTGACGTACAACGGCCATCGACACCGCGTTGGTAGTAGGCGGCGTCGCTGTCGTCCACTTTCCAGATGGCGGTGACCCATTTGTGAGCGGCGTCGGTGCCTTGGGTTAAAGCGTGCGAATAGTTGGTCGTGTTGTTGGTGGTCACAACTTGAAAACCAACGCCCTGCAACACCGGCACAATCCCCTTCGGACGCATCGCAAAAGTCACAGTAGCCTTGCCAATGTAGCCGGTGATCTGATTGACGTTGGCCCGCGCCCATGACGTTGTGCCACCGGCGCTTGGATGTTCCAGTCGCGTGTCGCGGTATTCAAACTCAGGCGCCAAACCGCTATCGGTGGCGATTAGCTTATATAGCGTGGTTGCGGCTGTACCCTTAGCACCTTGCACCCCCACGGCAAAAAATGAACCTAATGAATTGGCTTCCGATGTTGCCGACATGTATTAACTCCCCGCCGTTTTATCGGCAATCAGGCGCGCCACCTTGGCGTCAGCCTCTTCCTGCTGGCGTTCGTCGCTGACATTCTCATAGATCATGGCGTCAAACAGCACGTAGTATAGGTTCTCCGGCGTGTCAGTTAGTTCCACACCCGCCTCCTGCAAATCGTCGCCATGTGTGGCAATGATATAGTCTAAGACTTCTTGTCTGGTCATAATGGATTAACTTTCGCTATGACATCATACATAAAATAGGCGACGCCGATTCGGCGCTTACTATCTATGTCATCATTCGGATAACGAATTACGTCAAGGTCGCCGCTAGTTATGGTCACGCTGCGAGCCTGCACGCCAGCCGACAGAAACGAAAACTGATTAATTGACAGCACGGACTCCATACGCTCGTAAAATTCACGCAGCGCATCTGACACGGTATCCACGGCCGGCGTTGTGAGATAATTGACACTGCCGGAAATTAGCCCGAACGCCATGCATTTGTAGGTGCGCTCATAAAGCTTATTGGTTGAGCCGACATGCGCCTGTGTGTTGTACAGTATTCGATAGCACGCCACCGAAATAGCAGGCAATGTCCACGTTACCCACTCGTGCGCATCGGCATAAATCCGGTCGTTGATGGTCTGCGCCTTCATGGTGCTATAGGAACTACTCGCACCCATCGCACCCGAAAACGTTGACACCAGCCGGTCGTTTAGATCATTCCAGAATACTGCCACGCTGCGTGCCTCTCGTATTCTCGTGTAGATCGCGGGCGAACGCCGTTTCTGGTCTGTCGGTATTTTCCTGGCGTGTCTCTTTGTCAGTCTTGCTGATACCACCCGCGTACACGCTGCCCAGCGACATGGTTTCCATCCGGTTTTTAGTGCGGCGCGTCTCTAGTCGCTTTGCCAAATCCAGATAGTGTTTGTGTCTATCGCTATAGTTGCGAGTCAGCGAATGATTGCCATGCACGTCAGATTGGCTATTTGTGACCATGCGTGCGTATTTGGCAGCAATGGCTTCCGCTGCCATTGTGGCGGCCAGATAGATGTCGTCTTTCGCCTCTTCAAGAAAAAAGACGACATCCACATCTTGCAGCACGTAGTCAGTGCTGTCGTTGTCGCCAACGAGTAAGCGGACACGATCAATGCTCATAATTAGGCAAAGGTGATGGCGCCGGATACGGCAAGATTACCGCCTGGCAACACGAGCACCAGATACCATGTGCCGGTACTGGATTCGGTCAGGGTTACGTCAATGTCGCCGTCGGCTTCGCTGACAACCAAACCGCTGACATTGTTCGTCCATTCCAAAAGCAAGCCATCAGTGCCGATAGCGATGCCACTGCCTGGCGCCGACGCAATAGCGTCACCGTTAGCATCGCTTGATAGATACCACGGCAAAGCACAACGCCGAGCTAGATCCGCGCCGCTGGCATCTTTAAGTTGGATGGCAACATTGATGGCGTTGCCGGATTCAGTGCCAATGGTAAAGGTAGCGGTGACAAGACTAAGACTCTCTACCGCAATGCTTTCGGCCACCAGCTTACCAACCTTGGCATTGCCTTTCGTCAATGTGTTCATTCATCCCCCCCCAGTTCGCAAGTCGCTTTTCCATGAGCTTCTTTGCTGATTCCCGCTGATCTTGCACAAGTGCGGACTCAATCACGCACTTGTCCTGCACTTGTGCAAGCATCTTGTCCATCTGGCGGATGGTAGCGCCCAGTAGCGTTTTAACTGTCGGCTGCATACCAACATCGTCACGCACAAGCGGCTTAATGTAGCGTTGATCCACTAGCCGTTTAGCGCGCTCAGGCGAACGGAAATCAGCATCAGTCAGGATGGCGCCCACAGTTGGTTGACCACTAAAAGCGCGTACTACCTGATAGCTATTCATCATGCGACACACCCACTGAAGAAGTAGCCGAGATCAGTGGCAACCACCTTATTGTCCCAAGCCATTTCGATTTCGATACGGTCGGCCTTCAGGTGATCCATGCGGAAGCGGCTAATGCCAGCCTCGGCGCCCATGTTGCCACTTACACCGGTCCAACTAAACACGTAGCCGGCAGACGGTGCCAACAGACCGGGCGTCGGATTGACATACCCCAACCAAGCGTGTTTGCCATGCGTAAACGAATAAGCTGCGGTTTCGCCTTCGTTGTTCGTGGCCTTGATCGCCTTAGCAACGTAAACATTTTGCACTTCAAAGAAGGCGGCCATCATCGGGGCGGTGATGTTGTCAGCCGATGTGTATTTGAAATTATCTTTAATGTCAGGATGGAATTTCAGCTTACGGAACGCCTGATACCCTAAAACGAGCGTGTTAGGGAGAAACCCTGTGCGGCCTAACACAGTCTCTTTGCCAAGCTCGATATCCTCAATCGGATCGGAGTTGGTGTAGTCGCTCCAGTAGGTGAAATCGCCGCCGCCGCCGTTAGCGCCACCGGTCTTGTCAGTGCCCCAGACGGACGTAGTGAAATAGTCGGTCACCCACTGGATTTCCCGGCGGAGCAATCCGCGCTGGGTCAAGAATTGCACCGCATCCCGATCCATGTTCAGCGGGTTGTCGGCGTTCTTGCGGGTCTGGTCACCGATGTCTTTGTGGAGACCCCACACGTCGGCGCTGTAGCTGGCCGTGCTGAGACCGTACCCGCTGCCGGCGCTTTCGGTGCCGTCCGGTCGGACTTGCATCTCATCACGAAACCAATCATTCTTCGTGTACGTAAAAAATTTATCTGATTGCTTATCAACCGGGACAGTGGGGAAGACCCGCCCAGCGATAAAGTTCGCTTCACTCTGAATGTAGGCCACGGAGATGTTCGTCAGGATCGCGTCCAGATGAACCTGTGATTGTGTTGGCTGAGCCATTGTCTATACTCTCCTTATGCACCACGCGCGATGTTGGCGCAATTGATAAATGCCGTAATCAAGCCGCCGGCTGCGCCATTGCCTTGAATGACTTGTCCACAGATGTACTCCGTGGTATCAGTTCCGGCTGTCTTAGCATCGGCCTGCCCATCGCCGCTCGTGCCAATTAAATCGCCGTAGTTGAGATCGCCATCACCGCTGACTTTGGTTTGACCAACCACACACACCTCTGCGGCCTGTCCACTAGTCGGGTTGTTCTGCAACACACCAATCGGCTTGTCAGTAGCGCCGGCGCAAACCGTTACAGTTCGCTCACCAGACATTTTGACGAAATAATATTGCTTAGTGCTCAAGTCTGCACTGGCCGTCACACCAGTCAGCTTCATTTGTGCGCCTTCAAAAGCCATTATTTGCCTCGCTGTTCTGCGACATATTCGCTGTACAATTGCGGTTGTGTACCGGCAACCACAGTGGCGGCAGTTGCGTAGTCAACCTTGCGTTCGCCCATCACCGTCAACACGGCATCACTAAATTTTTGCGTGGCCGTCTTTGGGTTAAGATCTGATTTGTTGCTACCGATTTCCTCAAACAGTTTACTTTGCTTCATCTGCTCGGCAATGGCGCGCTGCTGGGTAACATAGGTGGCAAACTCGGCCGATTCCTCACCAAACGCCTGCGCCAGCTTGGTCAACATGTTCACGTTGTCATCAGCCTTGCCAAACCAGTTGGCCGACAATTCACCAAACCGCTTGCGTTGGGCAGTCGCCTCAAGGGCCGCCACACGGGCGTTGGCGCCGTCAAGCGCCTCTGCGTATTGCTTCGCCTTCACTTCTGCCTCAGTACGGGCCGCCTCTGCCGCGGCAAACTTCCCGCTGAGTTCATCAAACTTCTGTTGCAACTCACCGAACTGCACAGCAGTCACTGGTTGCTCTGTGGCTTTTTCCGCCATGTCTAAAACCTCCGAAAATGCATTGAAATAAACAACAGTTGTGTTGCTGGATACCTGCTCATCCGTGGTGTAGAACCCACGTTCAGAAGCCACCAGCGGACGCAGTGATTTTTCTTTGAAGAATGGGCGTGTGGTTAGCGCTAATCCGATTAGCACATCGCTGTGCTCGTTGCCGGTGTCGGGCGCCGTCCATTTGTCGTACCATTCAGGCGATACATATTTGTAGCGGTCGGATCTGATGAGAGACTGCCCACGGTCCGTCCATTCAACCTGAGCATCGGCGCTGCCGTCTTCGTTTAGGCGCATATCCGTAATCCAACCAACAGCGCCGCTTGTTTTTAGTTGGTGCTCGGCATCTACCGGAATGCGCGATTGATACACGCCGGTTTTGAAGTTCTGCACGAATCGTTGATTGCGATCCGGCGTTACGCTGATTTGTCCGTAACTTGGATGCGTGAATGTTCCAGGCTTGGGTAGGCACGGCACCCAGGCGGGCGGCTCGGCAAATTCATGTTCATTGAACAGTCGCCAGCCGCGCCCATCGGCACACAGGTCAGCAACGTCCGAATACTTCATTTCTCCGCTGCTTTCCTCGTCGTCTTCCTTTTCCATGCTGAGCAAGGGAAAGTCAACGCGTTTTCCACCGACAGCGATGCTTACTGACGAAAAGCTGATCGGCATGGTTGGCACGAGTCCAACCGGCGAGTCAGTGCCGGCAGGAATGTATACCAGCGTCATATGGGGTGTGTAGCCGTGACTCGTGGACGGTTCACAATCGCATTCGTCCAATTCGTCCATCAGGCAATCACGCAATTCGTCAAGTCCCGGCAGGTCAACCACGGCGTAAATCACATCTTGTCCGTCGCTGCTCTCGCTGGCGTTGAAGCGCCCTACTCCATTAATGTTGCCGGTGACAGGTTTGCCGTAGGTGGCTGTTTTTTGTGCCGCCAGGATAGCACCCGCAACCTGCACGTCAGTCAGCCCATCGACGCCGCCCAAGTAGGCCAGCGTGACGTGTAGATCCTCCGGCGGCGTGGCCACACCGGGGATGGCCGCAATCTGCGTTGCCGTCTCGGCGGACGGATAGAGCGCAATCATTACGCCCTTGTATTTGCTATCTGGTGCAACCTGAAATAGTTCAGCGTATTGCTGGCGAAGCTCCGCAATCTCACTCATGCTTTTTCCTTCGTCGGTGCGACTCCAGTCAAGACAAGCCCAGTAGCCCGGCGACAATGGGTCTTTCTTTGTGCTGCAACTGTGCCGTGACAGAAAGTTTGCCCGTGCCTGTGGGTTACTGCGACGCATCGGCATATCGGGATCGCCGTAATGGATAAGATAATCCTTGCCATCACGGGTGACTGTTCGCATATATTTTTTATCGTCACGAGTTGATGGTCTGCGCCCTGTGGCTGTAACCGTCACCCCGTTGTAAGTGTATGTGGGCATAGAAATAAAAAAGGCGCCTGCAACAGGTGTTACCCTGTCACAGACGCCATGTGTCTAACGTTTCATGCCGTTAAGATATTAAGTTAATCATGCGGGACGGGATTGATACCGTCTGGTAGCAGTTTCATCGAGGGCTTGGCCTGCTCTCGCTACCTCTAACATCTTCTTCTTGCGTCCATCCGCAATGCCGCATGATTCACTGTGAAAACTATAGCACAACTTTGCGTTTTTGTCTAGTACCTAAATTTATTCTTAGCCAACGATAAAAACTTATTCCATCTCGTCATTACGTCGATCCACGATGGGAAACAACCTTCCGGTGGATACTCCGCTAACCCCGCACCGGCAAGCCATAACAATGTGCGGCGATACCACAAATCACCTGTCCAGAACAGCCAATCGTATATAAAAAGAGCATCACCTACCCATGACGATTCATAAAGTCCATAGCCGTTCCATTCTATGTATCGATGGCGAATCACATAAACATGCTCGTCAATTTCGACAAAATCACCAGCAATGGATTGTGGTGGCAGCATACGTAAATCTCTATAGCGCAACAACAGTCTAGCACTCATCGTTCCACCCTTTCAACTTGGCACACTGACCATTCAATGTCGCCTTCTCCTACTGTCAAGTACACCATGTAGCGACCACGCTGTAGACTGGCGATACGTAGCATGAAACGAATCATGCGCGTGGGTATACGCTTAAGTATATCCTTGACTGTCATGGTGTCATCAGCGGCGCCATTGACTACCTGCATTAAGCCCCCGTCCATACATTTGCAGGAGGTTGCAAAGTGTCCCCCTGATTGCCTAGTAATGCAACAATGACCTCTGGAAAGCCGGCGCGCTGACCGTTTCGACTAACCGCCGTCCATCTACAATCACAGCCGGAATGCTGAGGTATACGCACCGGTCTAACCGTTCCAACATTAAACACTTGCCCGTGCCAAGGAGCACAAATGCGTGGACAGCCCACCCCGTAAACATCGTACATGATATACCGAACACCATTCTGCTCGTATGCGTTTTCCAGCGCCTGGCCAACCTGAAACGGTCGTTCGTACCGTTCGATTTTTACGGTACGATTTGCGGATAACGCTGCTATAATAGCCGCCAGTGCTACCAAAAACGTCTTTCCGCTGTCTTGCGCTTCCGGTATTGATTTAGCTAAATCATCAACGGTGGTATCAATTAGGCTGTATTCTGTATCTTGTGCAACCATTAAACGATAACGCTCGTCAATGGCCTTTAGTATATCAAGATTGGTTAGCTTAAAATTAGCGTCAATCCCCAAATCGTCAAGCGCGCTCTGTCCGCCAAGTTCGTAAGCAACTTTTCCATACCTAATCATCAAAAAGAGAAGCGCCGCAATAGCCGCCTGGTCATCGTATTGGCGCCTTAACCAACTCCTCAGTTTCTTTTGACTCTTCGGTATCCCGTCAGTTCCATTCCGAAATGGGTACCAATACAAATCGCTCATGACTGGCAGTAAGTCAGATTGCCATTGCGTATCTAGAGCGGATCGTCGCGCTAAGTACTTTTGACGCGTCGTCAAGTCTTTGGATGCCAACGCGTCGTAGCCATCTTGCAGATTACGCAGGTTTTTGTATATCAGCCAATCATTAGGCATTGCCGGCCCCGCGTAACTCCATCAACGCAGCGCCAACCTGCGCCTGTGCTTCACGGATTTGCGCAAGAATGGCCTCATTAAATTGCGTCCTAGTGCTATCCTGTGATGTCTGGTCTTGTGGCTGTGGTATCTGTTTAGATTGCATACCCTGCGCATCTCGTTGCGCTATGTCTTCATCAGATAATAACGGCAGCCGCATTTTAGATCGCAAATCGTTTTCGATTTCGACCGACGGGAATAGCGTCATGCCGGCGGCGCTCGCCTCCTTAACGAAAGTCATTAGCACATCTAGGTCGATTTCTCCCACGCCGCCAAAAACCAACCGCGGCGGCGCTGTGACTTGTATCCCGTTCACACTCAACAGGCGAGGAATGGCGTAGGTGTTGACGACATCGGCGATACTATCGAGCCAGGCTTTTAGTGCGGTTTTGAACATGCTCGACTTGGTAGCAGACAATGCATAGCTACCCACTTTTTCATGCCCCAGCAAAATAAAGTCAGCCAAAACCGCCATTGCAATTTCATTGTTCTTACGGTTGATAATGCCGCCAATGTCAAACTGCCGCGATCCGGCCGTGCTCAGCAATTCTAGCTTGAATCGCTCTCGTCCATTTTCGTCGTAGGCGAGCGGCCACACAACGCCTTCTTGTTCATCACGCCGGATGCTGGTCACAATCTCTTTGATGGCTGAATATAGCTGCTGATTCTCTGGACTGGCCGCAGATGACAGCAGTTCAGGCGGCACATGGGCCACGGGCAAGCCGGCAAGGTCACGCTCTACGCCAATACCTTCGATGTTCTCTAGATGCTTTTTGAAGTACCACGAGCGGTAGCAACCCCGCAAGATACTGCGCCCCTCAGGATTGCCCAGATGTGTGGTAGTACGAAACAACAATGCTTTTTCGATGGGGATAAACACGGGCGCGCCCTGCTCTAATGTCTGCCACATGCCCCGGATTCCACCGCCCCGGTCAAACTCCCACATGTAGCGAGTGTGTTGACTACGAATCGCCCACTTGCGCCAACCGATACGCCCATCATTGTACTTGCTGCGCTTCGTCGGATCATCAACATCACCGCCTCGCTTCTTGTAAACGGTTTCCATGTAGCTGTACCCATATGGTAACATCGTGAGAATTTCTGTCATGGTGTCTTCCCACGATAGCGACATGTCATCAAAGCAGGATTCAACAAACTCAGCGGTATCCGTATCACCGTCGGTCGGCTCAATCTCCCAGTCGGCTTGGCGCAATAGCATTTCCACAGCAAACAGAATGGCCACCACGACGCTATCCTGTTCCGACATTTCGCGTACAACCTTTAGCCAGCGGTCGCCGCGTAGCTCGCGTAAAAACTCTTCATATACCTGGCCACCCGATTTTTGCAAACCGGTTTCACCAAGTTCCATCAAATCAACACGAGCCATTTTATGTTCTCCACTTACTAGTTTGTGTAAATCCGCTCAGATCCATGCCGGTAGGCAACTCGTTATGTGCAAATATGTAATCGGGCGCCACCGCTAGAACAAATCCGTCACCATCATCCGGTGAACGCAGGTACTTACTTTTGAACTGCTCTTTGTCAGTCAATTTTTTCACGCTGCGCCCGCTGTCATTGACGTACTTATATGGACGCTCGGTCAAATCCGTTTCTAACAGCGGCGGCGCATTGCGAATATAAATGCCCTTCAGCGTTTCGCCTGCTTGAGCGTACATCTCAGTCACTTTATCATAGTAACTATTCGTGTCATACGCCGTACCGTTATTGTGCACCTCATGTAGCGCGATAGTGGTGAACATTTTACGAAATCGCATATCGATTTTGAGCGGGTCAATAATGCCAGATGCGTAGCCGCCACCGCCATCAACTCTAATTTCTATGTCGGTTACACCGTCATTTTTCAATCGGTCAAACAGCGGACGCAACTTATCCAGGTATGCATTCGTGTCCTGTCCTTGTATCGCTGCTTCCCGCCACACTACGCCATTGTGACGACAATAAATGGTGCCAGCATCCGTACCATACCGTGCAACATCTACCCCGATACGTGCTTTAGTTGGTTCGTGACTGACGGGCTTGCGCTTTGTAGCCGCCTCATATCCTCCTACGGTTACAAACGTGTTATCCGTCAAATTCGCTGGTGGCACACCAAGGACACGAAACATGCATTCAGCATCTGGCTTATAAATCACACCTTGGTGCCACGGCAATTCAAACGTATTTTGGTCATGGTTGTGATTGCTAACAACCTCACAATGATCACGCACCATGCCCTCCACATAGTCACGGCGGACAGCGCCGGGAACCACTTCTCGATCCGCCAATACGTTGGGGTGCCACACGCAGGACATGCGAAAGTTCGCTACGTCATTACGTGTTTTCTGCTTATAAAACTTACTCGTGCGTGTACGCGGATTCGCTAACATCAACACCAGCGCAATGCCGCCACTAGTCATCGACTCGACAGCGTCATACACATAGTCAGCCACACCTTCGGCCTCGTCAATCACGAACATTAAATAGCGACCATGTTGTCCCTGAATGCTCTCTGTTTCGCTGTTTTGCGTAGCTCGTCCCTTGGCAAAATGATCTGGGTTTTCATCCCCCTTGAACGACAGGTAAGGAATTTTAGCCACACGTCCAGGCAATTTATTTTTGCGCCGGTCGGTTCTGATTTCCTTCCACAGCAGATCGTTAATCTGCTCGGATGTAGGCGCAAAGCTGTAAATGATGGACGGCGTGCATGTGTCAAAGAAATGAGACAGGATACCAGACACAAGTTTTGTCTTACCTACAGTATGCCCTGCTTCAATGCGTATTCTATTTTTTATCACCTGACCAGGTGTCCAGTATTGCAATTGGTCAGCGGTCAGGACGCCTTGCTCGTAGTCGTATCGCTCATGCAATTGGCGCAATGCCAGTTCGTAGGCTTGCAGCACTTCCACTTGGCCCGGATGGTCAACGTCACCGGCCCACGGATGCCAGCCGAGTTTTTCGATGATGTAGCGGATTGGCTCAAAGCGATACTGGGCAAATGGGCTTTCCCCAACGTTGCCCCGCTTGCGCCGCTCTAGTTCAGCCGCTGCTCTTATTTGTAGCGACGTAGCCATCTAGCACCACCTGCAACGGGTCTTCACCGGCTGCCACACGTTCTAGTTGATCATTGGTCAGCTTGGATAGGTCAATGTCGTAGTTGCGGTTGTCTATCCTCTCGACAAAATTTCGGTCTTTCATCTGCGTTTTTGACCACCAAATCATCATGGTGGTGTCGCCCGCCTGAATGCGCTTAATCATCTGCGACTCTACCCAGTCGTTCAGCGTTTCTTTGGCTTCTTCCCGCGCCGCTTGCACCGTCGGATATTTCTTGCAGTAGTTCAGCACCGTTTGACGGTCGCAGCCAAGCATCTCGGCGGCGCGTGCGGCAATGCCACGCGCTTTACGTAGCGCCTCTATCATTTTGTCAGCCGTGTAACGCTCTTGCTGTCGTTTAGCCATATCAACCTTAAAGAAATCGTACTTTCGTCTGAGTTTTACCCAAAACTATAGACAATATTGAAAACGTATGCTACAATCAAACTATGACGAAACAGCAACGAGGCGGTAAGCGTCCAGGCTCAGGGCGCAAAACCGTAGACCCACAGGAGCCAACCGTTCGTGTAAACATTCGGCTACCAAAGTCACAGCTAGAATGGTTGCAACAGCAGTCAAGTAACATTTCAGCATATCTTAGAAATCTTATTCAAAAAGAAAAGGACAAACAATCATGACCATGTTAAAAACTCACACTTATCAACTTGAAGACAACGGTTGGAGCGTTAAAGGTTGCTCCATTGTGTATGCCCCTCGTGGTCAAGCTGGCGAATACGCCAAGCTTGCAACCAACCCCTATCGCGGCTGCGGCCATGCTTGCGCATACTGCTACGTGCCCAAGGTTCTCAAGATGGACCGCCCAAGCTTTGACGCTGGCGCATCTCCCCGTAATGGCTTCCTTGATGCCCTGCGCAAAGACGCCCGCAAGTATCAAGCGCTTGGCATCACTGAGCAGGTCATGCTATCGTTCACTACTGACCCCTATCACCCATTTGACAACAGCCTCACCCGTGACGTGCTGACCACGTTGCAAAGCAACGGGCTGGGCACTTGCACTCTGACCAAGGGCGGCAGTCGCGCACTTCGCGACATTGATTTGTTTCGCCCTGACCGTGATGCCTTCGCCTCCACATTGACCACTCTTGACGATGACTTTAGCCGCAAATGGGAACGTGGAGCGCAACTCCCAGGCGACCGCATTGCGACACTGAAGGCGTTTCACGGCGCCGGTATCTTTACATGGGTTAGTCTTGAACCGACCTTGAACACCGAAAGCAGCCTTGAAATTATCGAGCGCACCCATGAATTTGTTGACCTTTACAAAATCGGTCGGGCCAACTACCTGCCCATGACCAACACGACCGATTGGGAATCGTACACACACCGCATTCTGGAACTGGTCAACCGGCTCGGTGTCAAGCATTATATTAAACACGACCTTCAGAAATACCTGCCGGCGGGCTACTACAATCCCCGCTACATCAACCAGCATCACGGGTAAACAGTCCTGCATAGTGCGTCATCTGCTGCGCATGTCCACAATAATATCCGGCCCACCGAGTCAGCGCATACCCCCGCTGACTCGCTTTTTCTTGCAACATCTCTTTGCATATCTCCAGGTAGTTAGCATACAGCGTGTTATTACCGTATGCGCTGACTACATCCCGCAAGCTCTCCACATTCCAACCGCCGTTCATCTTGAGCTTTTGCCGTAGTCCATCATTGACCACAATTGCCAGTGCAGACGGAAACGGGCGGTCACTCAAGAAGAAGGAGTCAAGCACTGGCCACGGTTCGCCATAGGGATCGCAATCCAGAAAGTTGATAGGCAAATGAGATCCGATACCAGCCGCCAATGCCATCTCGCAATCGCATTCGTAAACGGCCCAGGTGGGACGCTGCACAGCCAAAACCTTTGTCTTATCTGCATCCTTCTCAAAGACAACGCCCTGCGCAATGTCCATGTAGCACTGATTCCAAATAGCACCATACCCGCCATGTGTTTCCATGACGACCGGATTATCGATCATCTTTAGCAGATTTCTGCGTAGCGAAGTTTTTAAAAGATATGTTGAATTGTCCTTCTTCTTCCCCGTTGTCATGTTGCTCCAAATAGAATCGACAAATGGTCATGATAGCCTCGCCCCGGTTGCGTAGGCCAGTAGCGATGATGGCCTTTTCAAAGTCGCCTATTTCGTCGGCGTACAATACCGGCTTAATCTGCTTGCGCTTATCACCCAATATCCGATCAGTGCTGGTAATGCTGCTTTCTCCGATCGCGGTAGTTTGCGCGGCTTCGGCAATGGCAGCAATGTCGTCAAAGCCCCAAGTTACAAGGTCGTCCTCAATGCCCCAATTCGCAAGTTCATCAAATGACCATTCGCCCGTCGCCCCACGATGCAAATAAACCGTCAACTGTTGCCGTTCCCGTTCGGTAAGCTCCCGGCTTGCTACCCGCACGTCAACCTCGTAATCCATGCCGTATTGACCGGCGAGGACGGAGACGCGCTGATGACCGTTTAGGATATTGTTATCGCAGTCAATCGCCAACGTCTCCACTTGACCGAACGTCTCCACGCTATCGACAAGCCGTTCGGCTTGTGCGTTCTTGATGGTGCGCGGGTTGCGTTCCCACGGGATGAGGTCGGACAACTTGCGCCGTTCGTTCGTCCAGGTGATGCCCTGCTTTGCTTTCTTTGCCACGCTATAGTTTCTCCATCATTGCCATTATTTCTCGCGGTGATTCAGAGACATGTGTTTGTATCCCGCTCGATGACAGAACATACGTGCCTTTTGACTCGAATCCGGGCACAAGTGCCTGAATAGAATCAACTTCAATATAGCACCAAGCACTATCCAGTCTATCTCTCGCGTTCAATGCTTGCAGTTGTAGAAACTTTTTCATTTCAACCTATCCATTGTCGGCGCTGTGATATGAATAAATACCCACGCTCGAAAACGAACGGGCAAGTGATGTTCTAGCCACACACCAAAATCAAAAAGTATGCCTGCCACTACTCGCCATCCTCCAACACGCCATGCTTGGGCAGCAGCGCTTCTATCTCCGCCGCCTTTTCGCCACAATAGCCGACCGCCGATTGCACCATCGTTAGTATGTCCTCATCGTAGGCAACCACAGGCTGTTGGATACAACGCAGTAGAATGCGAATTTGGTGCAAGGTATCAATATCGATAGTGCATACATGTGGATACGATGACAGATACGTTGCGCCACCGCTTTTAATTGTCAGGCCATCCACACCATACGTGAAAGACCCATTGTCGCTTGTATTTATCATCACTCACTCCATCCTCAGTTTCCCACTGACGAAATCATGTATATCCTGCGCCGCCTGCTGATTCGCCGCCATCAGTTCGTCGCGAGTTATCGCATGTGGCGCAAATGCAGCCAGTTCCTGCACGCTGTACGCCACTGGCTTACCCAACTCCTGCGCACGTGCCACTTCACTATCGGCGCCGACAGACGCCCCAGGCAGCCGCAACACCGCATCGCTGACGGCCACAAGCGCCATGCACCACTGCATCCAACGGGCGTATGGCAGTGGATAACGCAAGTCAATGTAATGCGACAGTAGCGGCGCTATCGGCTCATAGCCGGCTAGCAACAGTTGGCCGGCGGCGTCAATCTGCGCATCGACAGCGGATTGCTTGTCGGCGTGGCTAGTGTACGGCGAAGCTATGTAGACAATCATTTGGCCAAGTCCGATAGGGTGAGCGTGTCGCAGTCAATCGGCAGGTCCAGCGTCTTGCGGGCGAGGTCGTTGGCGACACCGACGGCATCCACATACTCAATACGTGGATATGTAAAAAGGAACGTATAGCGCTCCCCGCACTGCTGACAAACGTGCGGATATTGCGCCGGGTAGCTAGCTAAACACATGCCAGTTGGCAGCACATCGCCGCCACACTTGTCGCAACTGTAGCTTACTCGCACAGGTTGCACTGTTCGTTTTTGTTCAGCCATTTAGCGCTTCCCCTTGCTGCCTTTCCCCTTCGCCATTCGATGCTTCTCCACCTCCGCCGCTACCAGCACCGCCAGCAACAGCAGCAACAGCAGCGCAGCAGTGTGGCGGTCGGTCATTAGCTGCCGTCCAATCGGTCTTCAACATAAAATTTAACCCATGCCGATGTCAGTACAGCCCCCGTCTTGCTGATGCGCGCCTGCACTCGCCAATTGCCGATTTCATCAATCACACCATCTTCCACGGTGTACTTCAGCAAGCCATCGGTGCCATCAGTGTCGAAGGTTGCGGTCTTGGTCTTAATCGTATTCGACGGTGCGCGAAAAATAAATTGCCGGGTTGTGTAGCTGCTAACGTCCTGCACAACTGCATCCTGCACAATGCGGAGTTTGCCAACCCATCCGTAATCGTCAACGTGTATGTTTTCCCAGGTCATCGCTATAGCTCCACATCTACCACGCCAGTACTGGCGCGCAATTTGATGTCACCATTCGCCGTCGCACGTAGCACAATATCACCGCTCGCCAACGCACGTAGATCGGCATCCACACTAGACACAAATCGAATGGCAGAATCCGATAATACCAAGAAGCGGCATTCCACGTCGGCGGTCACAACATAATCAACACCGTCATTTTGTGGAAAATACCCGAACGTTGCAACCGTAATCGCACGCCGCAACCATCCACGATGTGCAATGCGTCGAAAGCGCTGCACTATGCCACCGTCCGCTCGGTGTCGGTCAGCGTGTGCGTAACACGTACCGTGCTATTATCAGGCGCATAGTACACAATTTCGGTTGGGTTATCGGCGTCGTCGGCAACCGATTTGCCACGATTCAGCGCATACAGCGCACGCAGGACAGTTTGCAGACTGTGGCCAGTTTCAACCGATAGCGCCAAAACATCGCTACCACTAAGATTGTTTAGTGCCGCAATGGCGTCAGTGATGGCCGTTTGCGCGTCACTTACGTTTGTCGGTGTTGCCAACGTGGACGACTTCACGTCGCTGTTTTCGGTTTCTCGCGGCGCTACCACAGCCACACGGCGCAAGGCGGCGTTAGCACTGTCATAGACGACCAATACGCCTTCCTGTCCAGATGGGCAGGACAGCACGTAGACATACAGCCCCGCTACGGCTTCGACAAAGCCTGTGGTAATGGTGCTGCCAACCTGTACCCCGTCCGTATCAAACAACTTGCCGTACACGGTCAGTCCGGTGTTGGCGGCGCCGAAATCAGCGGCGATTACAACGCTGTAACTCACTGCTGCTGACCTTTCGGAGTTAGCGCATGTATAAACGTATGGGTGTCAGGCTGCCAATCAATTGCTGGTACAGCCTGACGACTTTTGCGGCCAACGGCGATAATGACGATGGAAACGTTGTTGGTTTCGCACCACGCGTCCAACTCTTTGCCAAGCCGATCCATGCGCTGCTCGATTGTTTCGCTTGACGTTGATTGCGATGCCGGAATGCTGATATTTTCAGCGCTCGTGGTAATTTCGGTCATGTCGCCTACCTGTCGCACTTCTTTGTATGATGAACCTGCGTTCACTCTCCGCCTCCTTGCATAAGCTGCCCTACCGCCTGAATCGCGTCCGCGGTTGATTGCAGGAGTGTCGCATACTCTGCGGGGTTGATTACGTCCGTAATTTCCGCCCCCATCGGTGGCACGGTTTGTCCTTGCATCAATGCTAGTTGATTGATAAGCGCCGGGGTGTCGATGAGGATACGCATTGCCGCCTGCATCAAATCCACGAATGGCGATACAGCGGCGACCGCATTGACGTGGTAGCCCAGTATTGCCGACATGTCAGGCACACCGGTTTCAGTGTCACCACCGTTTAGCGCCGTCAGCAAATAGGCGTACTCCGACAGTGCTTTGATGGCGTTAGGTCGGACGCCGTAGCGGATGGTGTCACGTGGTGAATTGCGTGCCTGTAGATAGGCTAACGCTGCGAATTCGTCGGTAAATCCTGCGATTGAGATAGTCATTATTGATGTAGGCTCCTAGTTATCCAACTGCTTCCAAGCGCTGCCGTTGTAACCAAAAAAATTCGTTCCATCGAAATAGATGTCCCCCGCATTCGGTGATGTCGGCGCTGTGCCTGCCCGAATGCGGAGGCTGGCGCGGCTGGTGGTGCTGGCGGCGAGGTCGAGGAGAGCGGTGGGGGTGGTAGTTCCAACGCCCGCGTAGCCTAGATTCGACAACCGCAGAACCTCTGTTAGCACTCCTGATACAACGGTCTGCATAGACAAATTTGAAGCGTATAGCGGATGATTTACACTGAACGCCTTTATATTAATCGTTGACACATTTGCAGAATACGTTCCATCTATCCCTAGTCCGCTGGAATACGAAGACGACAGGCTAGGTGTGTGGACAAAAAAAGATGCGCCAACCCCAGAATCCCCAATTGTTACTAGCCCCGTACTGGAACTGCCAGCACCCCAATTTATCCCTGTAGTGCCTGCGACATCGAGAGCGCTCCGCGGTATTGTAGAACCGTTCATCCCTACACGCCCATCGGCTCTCAATCGTAGACATTCCACGAGCGATGTAGCAGATGTTGTATAAAAAACTAAATTGGACTCCTGCGAGCCTGCATATACACCAAAGGCTTTTATGTTAATAGTTGCCCTATTTGCTGCCCAGGAGCCATCTATACCCAACCCGCACGGCCACGACGAGTTGAGGCTAGGCGTTTGACAGAATAGTGATCCAACGGCATTAGCGTTGCCAATGGTCACCAGTCCACCGCCCGTATTGTACCCCCACGCTAGCGCAGATGAACCACTGACCGACATTTTGCTATTCGTTGTGTCTACCGTGACGACCCGTGTTGACCGCGCTGCGTTCCACACGCGCCACGCCGTTGTGCTATCGCTCGGTGGCGAAAAATCACCTGCGACGATACCACCCGCCACCGTCAGCCTGTCTGTACTGGCGTCATACGTCATGCCAGCATCTCCGGCCAAACTGCCACTAGCGTTGTACTGTACCTGCGTGCTGCTGCCGCCTGGCGCAGCGGTGGCCGTGATTCCAGTCAACTGGCTGCCATCAACCGCTGGTAGTTTGGCGCTACCGTCCAGTTGCACAACGTTGTTGGCAGATGTGCCGACGTTCAGCGTTGCCGCCGTGCCAAGCCCTAGCGTCGTGCGCGCCGTCGCCGCGTTGGCGTCGTCAATCAACGTCGCTCCGTAGGCACTGACACCGGAGGCCAGGTAATACTGGCTATGCGGATTCGACGCTTCCACATGCGCAGCTACCGCCGCCGCCGCCGTGCCAGCCGGGTCGAACGCCAACGACACCGGCGCATAGCCTGAGCCGGTATAGGCCCAAACTTTGCCAGTATCGCCAACGACAGGTGCCTGCCACTCTGGATAGTCCAGATGGATTCGACTCGGTACAAATGCGCCTACAGGCATTTAACGATGCTCCACGCAATAGCCACAATTAACAGCACGCACACCGGCCCGCAACCGGCGCGTAGTTGCGTTAGGTAGCCTCTCATTGCAGCCCTGCCCACGCTGTCACGCTGTCTATGTTGTAGCCGATAGCCACAGCCACAATCACCACCACGGCGATGACCACCAGACGCGCCGTGCGGCCGTACTCCGCTTCGATAGCGTCAAGCAGCGGCATAGGATTTAGCTTTGCGACGACAGCGGCGATGGCTTGCAGCATTGGCAGAAGTTTCATGCAGACCTCCAAAATAATGTTTTCCGCCTGACGGCTAGGTTGGCATCTTTCGCCAACTCACGGCAACGTGTCCGACGTTCACCGTCAGGCGTAGTAGTGTGGGCCGGAATCGAACCGGCTGGCTAGATCATCACCTACTCAGATGGGTGTAGGCTACCACTTACTCTGTAGTCGCTTCTCTCACACTAGCCTAGACGACATCTTGCGTTTCCCACACGCCGCCACACTGTGATTGAGAATAATTCTCATTTACGATAGTATAGCACAACATGACGGCAATTTCAAGAGACAGTTACGCTCCATTACGAACTCTCTAACCACAGCATGAAGGCGAAAAACCCCATGCCGAAAATTGTGCCGAGAATGAAGCTGTAGACAAAGATGGTGTCGCAGGTCATAGGCTAAAATATTGCTTCCCCACCATCGCCCGATAGTCTGGTGTAAATATCACAGGCTCAATCTGCACAGCACCATCTCGCACAACGAATAACGTTAGCCCCTGCGTCCAGTCGGGATCGGTCATGTACTCAGGTGACAAATCGCACATGCAAGGACACTCCTGCCCGATTACATACGATGCCCCCATGCGCGTCTGGAACCGTCCCGCCCGATGCACATGGCCGGTGATGGTCGATATGCTGTAGCGGCGTTGCTCCTGTTCCAACCGTGCGGTATACCCCGCCCATTTGCTAACGCGTGTGCCGTGCGTGACTTCCAACACATTACCAAAGCGTACCCGCAGTTCTGCGTATTCAATCCCATAGCGGCGCAATTGCATTAGCTCAGGCAGTTCTAGCGCACCAATACCAAACAAGTCAGGATTCGCCCACAGCTTGCGCCGTAGTCGGTCCTCATGATTGCCAGGCACTTTGATTTTACGCGCCCTGCCTAACGCGGCGTTCAGTGGCGCAACGCACTCAACGTGCCATGTATCGATTTCGTCTTGGGTGCGTGCGGTGCGGTTGGGGTTTTTATCGAAGCGGCTCAACTGATAGAAATCTACGTCGTCACCATTGTAGATTGCCACGTCGGGCTTCCACCATGCGGAAACCTTGGCGGCCAGGGCGATAGCGTTGCGGTCGTGAAATGGGGCGTGAATGTCAGAAAACACAATGCCTGACACATTGCCGACAACGTTGATCGTGCGTTGATACTGGTGTGCGGCTGTACCTAGGCGCTTGCGGATGCGCTCACGCTGTTCGGGGTTGCGCACCCATAGTCCCCGCCAAGCGGCGGCGGTTGTGTCAATATCAAGTGCATCGTTGACGGCCCTGGCTAGGTTGGCGAGGCTGTCAAACCGTGGCGCAAGTTCCAACGCCTTGGCAAATAGTTCTGAGTTGTCTCTTGTGGCTGCAATGTCGGCGGCAATGGGTGGCGCAACTAGGGACTCTGCGTCATCGACCATTTATTATCTCCCGAATCGTAACCACAACTCCAGCAACAGCACAGCCGCCCAGCCCACACCGTTGAGGCGCAGCCACATGCGCTGCTGCTCCAATTGGTGCAACACTGTAGCGTACTGTGTTTCTAGATGTTGCACGGATTCAATCAGCCCGCGCTCGCGATACCGCTTATCACCAGTTAGCACCCGGTTTAGCTCCCGCAACTGCTCAGACAACTCTTCAACCTGTTCGATATCTTTTTGTGACATAGCTCCTCTACCACTATGATCAGAACGTGGGAACGGTTGCAGAGACGTGGTGCCGGTTGGTGCTGCCATGCGGACGGCTCTAAAAATATCCCCCGTATTACTGAGATTTAATGCTACCAGTGATGCTACTCGCCATGCGTCTATGTCTCCGATTTCTGTAATGCTGGCAAAAACATCGCATGGGTAGTACGCCTGTAAACTACCCACGAATTTAGCTGATTCGCAACTATTAAAAAACGCCCAATCCACGCCGGCAGTGCTGAGATACTGCGCTATTGTCTGCGGTGACATTATGCCGTTATCCGACGCAATACCTGTGGCTCCAGCGTGTCCCGCAAACCAAAAGCCGTCTACATCCTCGCCACTTTCAGCAATGGCTCGCTGTAGCTCGATCTCATTATGCGCCAGCAGTGGACGGTGAAAACAGCGAGTAAGTGCAGCTAACTCGCTGTTGAGATTAGGTAAACTTGGCTGTGGTGGCGCAAAAATGAGAACTGACATCACTCGCCCCACTCCTGCAACGGCTCTTCGTCCTCATCGGTGTACGCCATGCTCGTCACCACGCCGGATAACGCTGCCTCCAGCAATTCGTTTTCGGCGGCCAGTGATTGCGCCTTCAGCCACATGGCGAATAATGCAGACAGCGAGACGCCAAGCAAGAAGGCCAGTTTTGATTTACCCACTACTCACCATCCCACCGGCGCATCACAGTCGCCACCTCAGTCAACGTTGCCCGCATGTCGCTCTGTGTTTGTCCATACTGCGCTGCCTGCTGCTCTAGCGCTTCGATGCGCTGCACGGCCGTTGATAGTTGCCGGTGCAACGTCGCGACATCGTGAGCGAGCTGCAAGAAACGCTGATCGTCCGTTGATTTATCGCTGTTCCACAGCCAGTTAATTGACATGCGTTACCTCCTCCGTATTATCTGATAGCATGTACAGCGCTCTAATGTCGCCGACAGCCACGTACCCACTCTGCGCCCCATACGTGGCTGCGTACCACTCGCTGCCTTGCAACGGCACTCCATGCACCCTCATCCCGTCACCGCGCACGATTGTGCGAATCACCGGCGCGTGCGGGTCTGGGTGCGTGCGTAGGTCAACGCCGGCAGGATTGACGACAATACCAAGCCAGGTTGGCGGCGTCATTGTGGCTGCTCCCACGGTGCGAGTACCGGCCCCCACCATTGACCAGCATAGTTCCATAAATGTAATGTTTCACCATGCACGTCATTGTAGGCATGATTATCATTGACATCGACCGTGTCGGTAACCTTGTACCGTTCAGTGGCAATCTCTGAGCTCACTTCACCTGCAAACCAATATTTACCCGACGCTATCGGCGCTTCCGTCTCCCCGTTGCGGTGACTATAGGTTTGCGCCGGTTCCGCGCTCCGCTGCCACGCATTCACAGCCTGCTGCTGCTGACTAAATGCCCGCGTGGTCATGCCGCAGTCCAGATTGCTGCATGAGACGCTCCAGCATAGGTGGGGGTCGGTGACAGACTTGGTAATGTGGGCGACGCTGCCACAGTGCTTACATGGTGATAGTTTCATCGGGTCACCTCAATCCCCAGCGCTTTTAACTCCTGCCGCATAGCGTTCCAGTGCGCGCCGCTAACGGTTCCGGTTAGTGCCATATTTCGCTCGGCACGGTCGCACACACGGTTATAGAAGTCTAGTAACAGCGGAGTAACGTGGCGGGTATTCCACTTGGCGATTGCCGAATCCAAACAGTCTATGGATTCCGTGTAATACACGTACCGACCAGGGCAGGCATCTTCCATACCACTACTACATCCCAATGAGAAATAGCCGTCATGATGATCGCTACCCTCGTCTAGTCTAGCAGGTTTGCCGCAAAACGGGCAGGGTAATAGTTCGGTCATGCTGCACCCAATGCCTTCTGCGCATTCGCAATAATCGCCTTCAGTCGCTGCACTTCCGCCTGCAATGCGGACACGTCGCCTGGTACGGTCGGCGGGTCAATGGGCGAGATGATGACGGCGTTGCGTAACTCCCAGAACACCACAAAGCTATTATGGTAGAGACTATTTCCATTCTGCCCATTTTCCACAGCGCTGTGAATGCCTGCGACCTTATCCGACGGATAGCGAGGATCGTCAACCCACACTGTGGTCACCTGTCCCTTGTACAAATCAACCTGTGCCCGTGGCTCTGGTGGTCGCTTCTCAAATGGACGGTACAATGGCGGCTCGGTGCGCCCTTCCCATGTGTAGGCAATCCGCATACCGGCTGTGTTGGCCCACAACCCGCCTTGCAGCACGTCGCAGAACGCAATCAGCATTCGGTTGTTGACCTCAGCCGGCAAATGGTACACGCACACAGCCCGCCATGCTGTGCCGGTGGGCGCCCGGTCAATGCGCGCATAGGCGGATGTGTTGGTCAGCGGCTGGTCAGCGTTGATAAAGCGCCGGTATTCGTCTCTGTTCAGCATTGTTGTTCCTCCACAAACGAAAAAGCGCCACGGCTACCTAGGCGGCAACGTGGCGCATCAACATGCGCTGATTATACCACGCTCGCCTTACATTTGCAACTAGTTGAGACTAGTTCTCATTTACATTATCGCAATTGGGCTGTCGTTTCCTTCGGTTGCGTGATTTATTTGGTAAAAATACAACAAATGGCGGATAACTGAATGAGATTCAGAACTACAAAAACTCGTCAGAAAACCTATTGACAACGATTTACTATCGTGATACACTAGTAGACAAGGACGGGCGAAACGGAGTAGCCCACAGGATGATAGGAGAATGAAATGGTAGTCACACAACTCAAGAACGGCAGACCGGAGACGCAAGACGAACGCTGGGAACGTATCAAGGTAGAGCAAAAAATCCGAATGAAGCACTTGACGGATGAGGTTTACCAAGAAGCGGAAGACGGTGCCGGATGGGTGCTTGCGGAGGCGCAAGCCAAGGTAAATGATGAGGTCGCCCGCTGGCGTGCAGCGAACGGCGTAATTGTTACCATTGAGCATGATGAAGAATAAATCCAGTCGTGCGGAGGTCGCCCCCCCCGGCCTCACTACTGATAGTCAGTGGCACCCCAACGGGTGGGCGTGGATCAGAAAGGAAGAAACATGAAACCATTCGCTATTGGAACCAAGGTCGAAGTGTTGTACAGCCCAGGCGACAGCGCCCCGCAGTGGACGCCTGCTACGGTCATCAACGTGGTCAAGCCAAACATGAAAGGCATCGGCCAGCACGGGAACGTTGTCCAACTGGACAACGGGAAATATCTGACCGTCACCGAGCCGGGCATGATTGAAGCGGCGTAATCTATAGCCTTTGCGGTGGGTGGTCAAACCGCAAGTAGGGACACATGGCGGACGAAGAACTGTACGACAAAGCATTTAGGCAGATTGACCAAGCCCCGCCCGAAGCCTACGAAAACCTGGGGCCTGGTCGCCCGCCTGGTTCGCCAGGCGGCAACCGCAAGCGCTGGAAGAACCACGAATCGACAGCGCAAATATCGATTCGCATTCCGGCAGCCATCCTCGAATGGCTGGACATCGAAGCCGACAACCGGGATCTCTCCCGGTCGGAGTACATCAACGGCCTGCTACGGCAGGTATACGATGCAGGCAAGTGACCGACCGACCGCACCGGCAATAGTGCGGAGAAAGAATAGAACCATGGAATACCAAATGACAACAACACATAACGGACACACCACCGAACTAGCAACGCGAACGGTAGGCGGTTATCCGCACTACTTTTGCAAAACGTGCGGGGATGATCTGGGTATGCAACCGGGGACGCATAACGGTGTAATCCATACGCCGGTTAACGCTGGTTTTCCGGCGTATATTAATCACACCTACGGCAGTAGGCTAGCTCGCCTATCACCAGAACAAATAAACAGTCTCGCCGAAAGAGGTTTTTCGGCAGGGAGCAATGGATACGTGCTGAAGGAAGGGGATATATAGATCTGCAAGTGTTGAACAACGAAGAAGCCGGTGGACACGATGCCACCGGCGTACTTGCTTTGGTTCCGTAAGGTCTGATGCCAAAAACTCGCGAATTTGTATAGCTTTTTGCTATTTTGCCTATTGACAAGCGTATAGCTTTTTGCTATACTAGGTGTACAGGCAAGGCAATCGAGCCGAGTCACAAACGCAAAGAAAAGGAACGAATCATGGGCAATCTAACAGACAATCAATGGGTCAAACGTGTCAACGAAATCCGCCAGATGGTAAGCAATGTAAGCGTTGCGCCGGACAGCAAGGAAGACATCGCCTACTATATCAGTCAGGAATTTGAACTGACTGACCCAGATGAAATCCGTGTAGCCAAGCAGGAATTTGAGCGACAGTACAGCGTTTAGCCTACCCGCCCCACCTTAACCAAGTGGGGCAATTCTTTTTCAGGAACAAACCATGTCTCAAAAAAAGACTAAACCCTTCCGCTTACCCGATCGTACCATTACTCAACTTGCCGAACTGGTCAACGGCGAGTACTTCACAACCGAAACATCGGCGGTAGTCGAAGCCGTCAACTATCTGTATTACCACAAAGTTGAACAGGCTAACCAGATTACGCTCGCCAGCCGCATGGTTGCCGAACGTCAGCTATCGCCTGAGATAATTAATCGCAATGGCGAACTCTGGCTCAATCTCGGCAGTGGCCTACTCGCTGAATCCGCCGCCGCCATCATTGTCCAGCAGTTCGGCAGTGACGCCAAGGCGGAACAGGACGCCGTTGGCGACTGGCTCATCTGGCACAAGAGCGCCGGTCAGGACGCCTACGCATTGCTGAAATGCATTATTATGTTCCGGTTGTAGTTGCATTTCCCTCGCCTTCATGCTACACTTCCCCCTACCGGCTTGTTGCGTGCGGTACAGAACCGCTTCGGGGGAACGCAGCAGGCCGGTTTTCTATTTCGTCCAGGGCTGTCTGTCAGTACCCAACCCTATCGCTCTGTTGACTTTCTCTATCAATTCAAGTTCCGATTTTATTTCAGGATGCAAAACCCAATAGAGCGCCCTGCACTGGGCGTACAATCGCATCGCTGCATCGCTATCGACGCCATACCATTGCCGGTGTAGTTCGACCGCATCGTTCAACCGTTGTTCTATGTCTTCTCTAGTCCGCATCTATCTCCCCTTTCTCATTACCTCCACTTGCGCTTTGAGCCGGTCGGCGTCCGTTGATGTCATAGTAACCCATCCAACCACAAATGCACAGCGTCCACGCAACATTGCCCCACGAACACGATCACCCAGAACACCGGCAGCCACCACGACAGCCACAAGTAACACGACAGCGCCACCGGCAGCCAGAATAGCAGCATGAAGCGGTCAAGCGTGCCGGCGGGTATGGTGTGACTGCGGCCACGGTGACCGTTCATCCAGTCGTATGGCTTCCAGTACCAACCCCACAGCACGCCCAGCACCTTATTGTAGCGCCACACTCTTTGTCGGTCCTCGTTTTTGACGTGCAAGTCCATGTCAGGCCCAGCCAACCAACCCGCCCATGCACCAACCGCCACGCCGAGCAGCACAGGCTGCACTGTAGCGGCGACGATGGCGCCGGCCGTGATGACGGTGGCGGCGCGGGTAGCGTACTGGGCGTGTGTGATGCCGTTAGCCATTGCTAAGCTTTCTTCTGTGTTCAGTTATCAATTCTCGGTCACGGCGCAGCTTAGCAATATCGTCATCAAAAAAACAATCGTTGATAACCGCACCGTCGCCATCGAGCCAACTTGGTGGAACAAATTCTATGTGCCACCGCCCCCTGTCATACTCATGGCTTTTGTATCCAGGTAATGCCTTAATCATATCTACTTTGGTACTCATTCTATTTCCCCCACTTTCTGGCGACCCATTCGCCGCCGATTAATGCGCCAATCACAGCGCCCCATTCCCAGGACGCTAGCCGCTGCCATTCGCCAGCCAGTACTGTGCGCAGCGCCGTGGCTGACAGTAGCAACAAGGCGGCGCGGACGAACCATAGCAGAATGCTAGCGATTGTTGACGGTGGAGCGCTGTGGTAATGGACGTGTGACGAACTTTCTACCTTGACTGGTTGTTGTTTGCTCAGGTAATTGCCTCCTATCAGCGCCAATCCAGCTTAATAATATCGGAACCAATTTTGATATACTCACATTGCCACGAGCTACGCTCATCACGCAAGATTACGCCAGGCGTGGAGCGCAGCGGGTCACGCATTCGGTCAACGACATTGTATTCCCCAATGACGGTGCCGTATCTATCTTCCTGATCCGGTATGTCTAATCTAACTCTCGTCCCTGCTTCCATGACTACCCCGCTTTACCAGTACAACGACAGCGCGTAAATCACAATAGCCCACGCAACACACAGCCCCGCCGCGATGGCCGACCCCGTGAAACTGACAACCTTGTCACGGTTGACGATGCCATTCATGAGTGATTGTACTACCATGCCAAGTAACGTTGCAATTAAAAATTCGACACTCATAAGTTGCGTCCTCTACCCATTTACAAACGTTTCGTATTGACCATTAACTCGAACGTTAGTTGTTTTGCCATCACGTTCAACATGGACAACACCGCGTTTTTCGAGCCACTTTACATCGTTGAACACTGTCGCCTTGCTGGTAACGTTGAGGTCGTCGGCAACCTGTTGATAGGTAGCATTTGGGTTGTCCTTATAGTAGGTTGCCACGGCTTTGCGTCGATTCATGGCGTCATCGTTTACCGGCTGTTCTGGTTGCTGTACCTCTGGAACAACGACGCTTTGAACGGTTTCCGCGGCCGTTTTAGCGTTACGTTCATCCCAGCGCTTTAACCCGATGCCAACGAATGAACACAAGGAAACGACGGGCAGAAATGCCATGATTTTATGCGGCTCCAACACGTAAACAATACCCATCACAACCAAGGTTGCAAGGATAACGATAGCGATGGATGCACGAAACGGCCACACGTAACGGTCGTGGTTGACGAGGTATCCGTCCCACATTTTCAGCGCGATTTCAACCAAAAGAAATACCACAATTTCCAGCGTTAGCGCAAACGCTAGCGACGCAAACGAGCCGTAACCCAACCCATCGTTGGCAGTCGAACGCACTGCCACGTTATACATGTTGATGGCGTTGGGTAGCGGCGCGGCAAGAGCCACGGCGCGGGCGGCGATCTCTACCGACTCATCAGCAAACTGTGTGATGAGGTGCCGAAACATACCAAGGATGGCGTTATAGTGCCGTTCAAACTTATCCTGATACTTCGGGCGCCCAATCGGGGCGTCAAGTGAATTAATCAATTCAGTCATTCGTGCTTCTCCTTTACCACGTCACAGCAACAGCAACGGCGTTATCTCTGCGCATAAACCCAACCTGCACCCCGACAATCGTGTTTTCCCACGCCTTGCCGAAGCAGTATGTCACCAGCGTGACCAGCAACGACGGCAGGATGAAAGCGCCCAGGATGAGCGACAATAGCAGTACGATGATTGCAATGTGTTCGATCATGATGATTGCTCCTAACAAAACTCTTGACGAAACGTTTAACGAAACTCAAAAATACGAAATTACGGGCGCTTTTTTCAGTCTGCTACCGTCAAACTGATACCCTGCGTAAAATTTAGTAAATTCGTAAAGTTACAGCATAGCGTGCAGGTCTAGCGCCCGATTGTAGTTGAGCGTTTTCTTGTACTTTGACTTCCACAACGTCTGGATCGTACCAGCCGTGAAATCGGCGCCCAACTGCGCCTTAGCCTTGACAACATCAACAACGAAGTCGGTGGGCCACTCCGCCTTGGGCCGCCCAACCTGCACAATGGACATATTCTCATCGTCAAGTAAGCTATCCTGCACATACGCCGTCTCCGCTTCCGGCTCGGCCAGGCGCAACGTCCAGTGCGGACGAATGCCGGCCCAGCGTTCCGCTATATCACCAACGAAAAACGCAATGCGCTGGGCAAAGTCCGGCAGCTTCGGGTCAGCCACTAGATGCGCCTGCACTCGCAGCCCTTCACGAAATTGCGGATTGTACATCAGAAACGAACCGCGCCCCGGCAGTTTGTGGGCAAGACAGCCAGATTGACCGGATAGATGAACCGATGCGTCGAAGCTACTCACACTACCGACCATGCGCCAAATCATGTTCTTTAAGATGCGAGTAGACATCACATCTTTAGTCGCCTGCTGCGCCGCCAGGAAAACATTGATACCAACGCCGCGCCCGATTTGTGCCATACGAATCAGCATATCCTCCAGGCTTTCGCCGTCGCCCCCTTTTGCCCGATCCAGATCGAGTAAATTGGGGATTTCGTCAATGTAAAGCATGATGCGATTGTGCATCGCCTTGGTATCCTTGGCAGCCATACGCTTGTCCATCTCAGCGCACACAGTGCGGACGGCAACGGCTGCATCATCCAAACTATTGATAATCTTGCCGTTTGCCAAGTGCGGCAATCCGGCCAAACCCGCAAAATCAACGCCTTTCGGATCAATGATAACCATCGACAAGTGCGCAGGGCTAGTGTTGAACGCCGCCGATAATAGAATCGACAAGGATAACTGGCTTTTGCCGCTGCCTGTCATGCCGGCAATAATGGCGTGCGCCTCCCGTTCGTCAAGCAAATCAGCGATACCAATTTGCAGCCCACCATCAGCGAAGTATGTGCCAAATGTATACTCAAACTGATTGACTGGTTGTGCCTTTAATAACTCCCAATCATCAGACATGTGAATGGGTGCGGGCTTTGGCTTATCAATCTCAATCCGTAGACGCCTACGCTGAACACGAACGCCAAAATTAAAACCCTTGTGTGACAGTGACTCCTCAATATCTTCGCCCAGACCCAGCACCGTATCGTAGCTACCCATGCCTTCAATAGTCGGCTCAACAAAGGCAATCCACATATGCGGTAATTCAACAGCGCCGCGTGTGGTCAGTCGAAATGCCGGTTGCGTCAACCCGTCAGGCAATTTGACCGTGCCACCACGAACACGGATGTCGCGTGCCACAATATCAAACACATCCTGCGGCCATCCGGCGGGCAACTGTTCCGGCTTCGCAGCCTTGACACCAAGCAATGACGAAATCGCTCGGATACCGGACACCTTAGCATACTCCAACAGGCCAGCATCAGCCGCCGGTTTACCAACAGCGCGGCGAGCCATGTTCCACCCGCTGTTGATGCCGGCCCGTGCCAGGGTCATGTCGTGGCGACGGTTGACACCGTGGAGTAAATAGCGTCCGATATCCTGCGTTTTCATCATGCCTAAAATCCTCTCAAGATTGATGCTACAAAATACACAACCAGAAACAGTGTCAGATATTGAATCCATTCTGGCACATCATCCAGAACGGTGATAGTTATAGTGCGCAAGCGCACCCAAAATGGACGGTGTGCGATCTCGGTCGGCTGCTCATTCGCCAGCCGTGGCAGTTGTCGGCTCATTACACCCTCCCACACTTGCACCGTCCGCCCCAATATTGCACCCGGCAATGATTACACCACGTTGACGGCTCATTCTCATACATCGGCGCATTGGGTCCGATACTAGTGCCATTACCATCTGGCAAGGCACCAAGGGCGCCAGCGATGCCAAACAGGATGGCATCAGCAGGAGAAATACAATCATTCTCCAGTGTTTTAGCAATCCGGCGATTGATTAATCCTTTTACCGGATTCACATTCAAGCTAATTGCCATAAACCTCCTAATACTTGATACTCATCAGCCACTCTACCACCGCCATTGCTGCACCACTATGGATGGCAACAGCGACGGCGACGAACACAATCACCTCAAACATCACGGCGCCGAAGTTATTTTCCATGAGCGCCGTTTACCCCAGCGTGCCGAACGTAATAACCGCTCGCCGCCCGCTGGGCAATTACTGCCATCATGTGGTCGGCGTTCGCCTCGGTGTTGCTCGCCGGTAGCGTGCCGCCAGTCAGCATTTCACGATTGACGGTCATCTCATCGCCGTCCGCATCGGTCACGGTTACGGTGTCACCGTCAACAGACTGCACGGACAGCAGCACCTTGCCGTGAGCGCTGTCGAATGCCAATGTGTCACCCACAGCCAGATCACCGCTATCGGCCACCGTTTCAGCCGGCGCAGCACTGGTAACGGTCGGCTTTGTAGCATTGGGTGTGGCGCTGTAACCAAGCCACGGACGGCCGCCATACAGTGCCAACAGTGCTGCGCCAGCAATGACGCCGGTTGTCACTAAGCCGCGCCGATTGCTGGCCGCTTTCGCCGTCGCATTGGGCGTTGTCGATTTCATCACTGTCATGTTATTTAAGCGCCTTTCGCGTCTGTGCCTTTGGAATGCCAGGCAGTTCATAATCACTACCGTCGTTACTGCGCCACCCGTTGGTAATCGCCAGGATGGCGTCATTGCATGCATCCATTTCTTCCTGCGTCATCGGGCGTCCATCGGGCACGCCATGTCCAGCGTGCCCGATTTGGTTGAGAATCTCATACTGTTTGTTTGCCACTGCGCTTGCCCTTTCTGCCAGAAAAAAATCTGGCTATTTCACGATGTAGCCGCCACCCTAGAAAATCCCTAAAAACTTTTTCCGTGCTTCCGGCTCCGGTGTCCACGCTGGGCCAGGATTAGGATCGGCGTAATACTCAACCCCATCAAAACCCACCACGGTCCCGCCGTTGCGTAGGATGTCGGCGTCTCTATCCGAGAACATATACACACCGCCGGCACACTGCGTGTCAGGGGTGGTACGCCGCTGCCCCGCATAGCCGTACGTTTGCCCGTTTGACGGGTTGGAAAAACTATCGAGACTAACTTTAATTCGTTGCGCCATGTTGTGTTGTCCTTTCTGTCGGAAAATGAAAAAGCCGGCCATCCAAAATGGATGCCGGCTTGTCAACAAACGATGCTAGTGATATGATCACCGCATCAATATCGGCCGGCACTCTCGGCTTGTATTGATAGGCTGGCATGGCATGTTCACGATGCTATGTCAGCCGTTTACTACTTACTGCTACTACTCACTATCCTGCTGTTCTTCCTTTGTTTTCGCCTTTCGTTTCGGCTTGCGCCATCCTTTTGCGATGGCGGCGCTGATGATTGCGTCTTCAACTATTGATGTTTCCGTTCTGCCAGGCGATTCTCCTTGCAAATATCTCAACGCGTCAACTGTGATTTCGCTAATTTTATACCCTACACGCTGCTTCAATTTCTCCCCTCTTTTTCCGCTAGTTTCGTTAGTACGAATGAACTAATTGTATCACGATGCAAAGCACATGTCAATAGCGAGTTTTACAGGTGTGTACACCTAGCACCCAAATGTTAAATTTTCGCGCTTTTCTCCGCCACATACCTCGCCGGCATCATCGCCCATGCCGTGACCGTGGAGCCCGTCCGCAGTGCCCGGCGCTGTTCCGTCTCATCGCTAATCCGCCAACGTCCGTCAACGAGCATCGGTGCGATGTCGGCGTCGGTAATGTGCCATGCCTCGTGGACGGTGCCGATAGACAGCGTGACGAGATAGCGGCCGTCCGGCGGCGGCGTGGTGGTGTGCCAAGTGGTCATGACTTTAGCATCTTCCTCGCCATCTCATCGCTCCGTCGGCGCCATTCAGCAGCATCTATTGGACGCAATCGGCACACGCCCGCCATTCGTGCCTCCAATTCAGCGACACAATTTGGATGACACACCAAATCATAACCGGCCCGTGCCTGATCATTAGGGATTTGATAAACCGCTGTCGTGCTCTCTACATGCTCACTGACCATGTAGAACACCACGGGCGACATGGCATCTCGCATCTTCAGATATGCGTCCAGTGCCAACGTCGATTGTGGCACAGTCGTCGTGGTCGTTGTGCTGGCGCCGCCGGTGAGGAATGCTGCGTCGAGTAGTTCATCAATGCGCTTACGTTTGATTTTCATGGCATCACCGGCCATTCACCCGCCTGCATGTAGCGCCGCCGTAGGTAGTTTAGGCGTCGGCTGTACTCAGCGACATCATTGGTATAGATCTCTAGCTCATCGCTGAATAGTACCGAACGCACGTACTCAGCCGTAACGTTTGGACGTGCCATGCCGGTGCGTTGCTCTATGTCGCTGGTATCGGCGCCGGACACAGCGCATAGGTCGGCTATCTGGCGCTCAATGTGTGCAACGCCTTGCAATGCCTGATTAAGCGCCGGAAACGCCGTTGCTAGCAAAGATAGCGATAGAACACCGGGTGCGCCCTCGACGCCATTCGTCCGTTCACTCATTTTCGGCAATGGTGGCAGGCGGGCAATCATATCGTCGATAGCATGCGCTGCGTCTACCGTATGCGAATCGAGATTTACAACCAGCTTACGCTTCCACGGTTCGGCGTTGGGCTTGGTGCGTTTGTAGTTCACAGCGCCACCTCCCGAAACGTCATCAGCACCAAGCGGCATTTCGCACAAACAAAATCGGGTCCGCTTTCCTCTATTGGGTGAAATTCACCGCAGTCGGGGCAGTAACTTTCCCGACGTGGCTGGTTTAGCGAATTAACGATAGGATTGCACAGCTTGACGGCGGCTTGCAGATTATCCCATAGACGGTCATAGTTGCTACCATCCATCATCGCCTGTTTGGTCTGATAGCTCATGTTTTTGACATACGCCACCAGTTGCAGGATTCGGTCACGGTCTTCTGTTTTCATGCTATCACTTTATCCTTCTTGCGCCACCATCCTTTGCCTGCTGGCGCACCCTCGTACACTTCGCTTATCCCACTGACTAGCGTTGACGCCACCTTGTACGCCGTTGTCGCCTCAGATCCAGCCATTAAGCAAGTATCCTTCGCCCATTCCCCCATCCGATCCAGCGCCTGAGCACGGGTGCCTTCATCGGCTAACATTGCTTTGATTTGTACCATAGAGATTTCGTTCATATCTCCCAACCCCTTTAATTCATCGCAAAGTAAAACCACGTAGGATTGCCATAGTCAACAAGAATAAGCTTACCCTCATCAATCGCCACGTTCGCACCATTATCGTCTATCCCAATAAATGGCAGCGTTCGCCGTTCATCTTCCGTCAATTGACGATTGACAATGTTCCGATAACGCTTCATTACTAGCCACAACCCGAACGGACCACAATGATAAGCAGGCGCTAACTGTGGGTGCTGATACAGTCGCCAATGTTCACGTTCTAGGACGTTGCCTAGCATACCCATAACGAAATAACGCATCCCGTGGCGGAGACTGGGAATCTTAATTACGATTTCACCGATAGCTAACACAGTACGTGTAACACCACTACTTACCATTGCTGTCACCTGGCTTTACCGGCACATCCGCCGCTAACGCATACTGAATACCTAACGACAAACCACGAATGGAGGCAATAGCATCCTCAACGTTCATCAGAAAACCGCGCCGCTCACCATCGAAGCCGGTAACCATCCAATGGATTCTGTCACTCGAATCACAATCGGGCTGAGCCTCGTTGTAAAACAAGACCTCCATTGCGCCATTGCGCCATACTTCGAGAAACACACGTTGTGAGTGTGGCGGCACCACGATATCACTGCCACCATAGTCTATCGTAACTTCATTTCGCACATCAATACTAGTTATCACAATCCACCCCTTTCCAGAATGGCGCCACGCGGCTGGTTGTATTTTCGCCCGTGGCTGATATTTCAGCCTATAGAAACGCCCGAAATTGCATCAACTCAAAACAGTGCGTGTATTTACGCTGCGTTCAATGTGACCGCCTTCTATGCGGCCTAGCACAATTCTGTGCGCATTCTCGCCGTCACAGTTGCGCCGCCGACGCCATAGAATGCACGTAGAAGGCAACAGGGCGTCCAGAAACGCACGAAAACGCGTCGCAATGCGTTCTAGCACGTTCTGTGGCGTTCTGTGCTGTGGCTCTAGGCGTCTCTGCGACTTGCCAACATCAATGCTAACATGGTGTCAACAAAGAAGCCCACGACCCACAATTGCCACGTCTCTTGGAATAGTTGCATCTCAGTCAGTGCCGGATTCTGCCACCAGTAGACAAAAATGCCCCCAATGGTTAGCCCAGTAACAAGCGCAGACAATAGTTGCAGTACCTTATCCATGTTACGTCACACTCCCCGCCATTGCCGGCATGGTGTCACATTCGTCAGCGTCGTAATCAACACTGAACTCAGGACGTACCACAGTCGCCGTTACTCGTGCCGTTATTGGTTGTCCTACCGTGACCGCAGATTGAAACGCTGTGTCCATTCGTGCGTTCTCTGCGTCCATTGCCTCACTCCACAGCGCCTCCGCAATCATGTTGGCTTTGGCGCTGTCGGTATATGCCAGTTGGCGAGCAGCGTTGACAAGGGCGTCACCATCCAGCGTTGATAGTTGCCACACTAGCACAGACGGCAACAACTTCGCCAACTCATCGCACAGCCGTTCGCACCATGCCGCGCTATGGTGCGCCAGCAATGCCGACGCCACATCTGCGGGGATAGCGTCGGCATGAATGGCAACCTGCGGCGGCGGGGTTAGCCCCTTGCCACAGTACGGGCAAAATGGCGGCGTACCCTGCTCGAATACGGTGTCAGCCACACAGCCAAGCAGCACGAACGCCATGCCGCACTCACAGTGGATTAACGGGTACGTGTGGTGGTGGGCAACGTCAATGGTGGATGGTTTCAGCACAATGTTATCAAGCGATACCGCGGCGTTAGCAGCGAAGGCGAACGCTTCATGCTCGTCAATCGCCGCCACCTCTGCCGCAATATGCGCTTGCATCCAGTCGGAAGACTGAGCGCCATCATCGTGTCCGCGGCAAATGTCAAGCGGCAGATTGCACTGCTCACACCACGGCTGCGCATCATCCTCGTATCCCCACAATCGCCGCTGCACCACCTCGGACGATTCACCGCCGGTCAAGCCGGAAAGAATGCAGCGGGCAGCTTCAATGGTGTCGGCCTGGTTCACCGGCGTCAGCGTTTGGCGCCAATCGATGCCGGTCATGTCAATACGGCCAACAATCTTACATCGACCACCATATGCCCACATTTCTCGATCCGTATGCGGCTTGCATTCATATTCATCCACATAGCCATCTGCATCCGCCGCCACCCACTTTGCCCACGGCGACAGTGTCCACGGCGACAAATCTAGCGGTTGCGCTTGCGGTTCCGCCACATGCGGGTACACTGTCACACCATGCTTGATTGCTTCGTCTGCGGTCATTGTTTCAAGTAGTGCCATCAGTTAGCTCCTTTCGCTATAAAAAGTATAGCGCCTATTTCGCCAGCAACTCTATCGTCACCTGTTGCGCCTTCGTCGTGGCACTTAGCATCAGTTCCAACTCAGCTATGCGCTGCGCACGCACCTGCGACGTGTGGATCTCGTCTTGCAACATCGCCTCAACAAATTCAATCTCACGCCGCAGCGCTCGATTCTCGGTCAACACATCCTGCACCGTCAGCGCGGCGTCGGCAATGATAGCGTCGGCGGTGGCGAGTTTCTGGCGCAGGTGGTCGTTGGCGGCAGTGAGGGCGGCGATGGTGGTTGGTTGTGTCATGCGGTCTCCCTACTGAAACAAAAACGCCTGCCCAGGGTTCTGCGCTTCTGCCAAGGTACGCGAATAGCCGGTCGTCTTGATTTCGGCGCGTACCTGCTCATTATGGGCTATCCAAGCGTTTGCCTCTACATAAAAGTTCTTTTTGATTTCAAAGCCGTATCCCTTACGTCCCAGGTTGTGCGCTGCAATCAACGTTGACCCACTGCCGGCGCACGGATCAATTACCACATCGCCGGGATCTGTGAAGATATTAATCAACCGTTCCAGCAAGGCTACCGGTTTCTGTGTCGGATGAATCTTCCGGTAGAGTTCATCCCGGTCATCCTCCCATTCCATGACATTGAAGATCATCTTGCCGTTGTTATTGAACTTTGGCAGCTTGTCACGGTAGAGCAACAGACCGTACTCAGCGTTACCAACAACCCGCATGTTAGCCTTCAGTACCTGCGCGCTAAACTTCTTACGAAAAACCAGATTGATGTAGTTGTTGATGCCATACTTGCGTGCAAGCTCAATCAGGTAGAACTGCTGTTCAAACGAGCAGAAGACGATCATACATGGAGCCTTGCCGCGCTCTTTCGGCTCCTTGATCATGAGCTTGCTACAGAAATGCATGAACTCTGTCGGCTTGAAATTCTCATCAGTATCAAAAAACGATTTACCGGCCAGCTCACTTTCGCCGTTCTTGTTGTCGCCGTCCACATACCACTGCGGGTTGCTACCGTAAGCGTCGTTGCCTATGTTATACGGAATATCGGCAACGACAAGCTGCGCCCGCGGAATGTTATAGCTTTTGAAGTTCTGAAAATGATCATTGATTAGCATACTCACCACCCCGTCCTGGGCATCGCCCACACTGCCAGCCCTACGGCCGTCGCCCAGCCGACTAGCGCCACGAGCCATCCGGCACAGGCGCTGCGCCGCCACTCTGCGCACTGACGGTGACAATCGGCGAGACGTTGCTGATTAATGTTGTTCATGTCGATACCTCCTCAATTCGCAGCCCTGTCCAACACAACCGGCGGGCGTTGTCATCATGTAGCACACGCAGCACTACACCAAGCCGATTATCTGTCTTTAGCTTCGTTTCAATGTTGTGCGTATGCGTGTCAATCGTGCGGCGGCTCAACCCGAACCGCTCGGCCAGCTCTGCCCGTGAGTCACACCCGTTGCAAATAGCCTGTACAATGCGCCACTCAGCGTTAGTCAGCCCTAACGGCGCCGGGTTGCGCTTGGGGCGCCGTTGGGCGTGGTAGCCGGTTCTGATAGGCTGCGTCATCGACTGCCACCTTGCTCTATCCACTCACGCCGAATTTCCGCCGTCAATCTGCTGCGGTCGTCTACGTTGCGGTGTTCGGTCGCCTGCCACCAGTAGCGGTGCATATCGAGCAGCATCCAGCGCATCTGTTGCTCGGCGCTGTCGTGCGGCGTTGGGGCAACAACACGGGGCGACGGGGGGAAGTCTACAAATTGCATAGGCCCTCCACAATACGTTGGTAGCCCAGCGGACATACGGCATTGCCGATGATTTTGGCGGCTAGTGTTTTGCTGTCGGGCAGAACGTAGCTGTCTGGGAACGATTGGAACCGCGCTAACGCTCTTGGCGTCATGGCGACGACACGGCCACCATCAAAGGCTCTCGGAGCAGGATGTTTTGTGCTATAGTTGGTAATCGTAAATACCGGCTCTTCCGACAAGCGAACGGTTGAATCACGTCCGCCATTTAGTTGGTCAGCGATAAACGCCTTGCTACCATGCTCATTTGCACCGATGGTTTGCGCCGGTTCGACGGCATAGCGTATGCCGTCGCCAAACTTGTCTTGGTTCTTGCCCATCAAAAACGCCTTCACTCGCCCGTTGCTTTCACCGGTGACGGTAAAAGCGGGGTCATCGCCTTGCCGTGTGCCATCGCTGTATTCGGTCTTGGCGTTGGAGACGAGTAGGGCTAGGCTTTTTTCCGTCGTTGAACTCTTTGATTGCGGGAAATCAGGGCGGATGAAATGTCCCATTTCTTTGTCTTTGCCCGTGCGTCTATTACTGCCTGGGTAATCGTCGGAGACTTCTTGTGATCTACTGTTTTGATTTTCGAGAACAGTGGATCTCCATATTTCTTGAAACGATGATAGTGTTTGTTGCAATAGCCCTTCGATTCGTGCGGATTGCTGCACCCCTCCACCGAACATGTCGGTCGAGGATTGTGGATTTTCATATGACAGCTTCGACAAATACGCTGCAAATTCTCTAGTGTATTGTTTGTCCAATCTCCATTTTTGTGATGCACATCGCTCGCATTCTGTGCCCCGCAAATCTCGCACTCCCCATCTTTTACAAATTTCCGTGAATAATAATGGGCATTGTCCTCGTTCATCGGAACACTTGGTGCAGTCTGTTCGTATGCTTTCGCCATGCAGGCGCGGTCGCAATACTTTCTCCGATTGAAATCTTTGGGTGACTCTAGCTCCCCATTCGAGTATTGCTTCCGTTCCAACCTTTTCTCGCAAAATTTGCAAAACTTTAATGGAAATCGATTCATCCGAATAGCCCTCATTTCTTTCTGCCTGATAAGTGTCAATCATCAATCGCAAACTGGGTTCTAGTCTCGCAAGCTGCCACGGCGCAAATTGGCTTTCCGGCAGTGTGTCTAAAATATCGCTGATCGCCTCATACCAACCAATCCACGGCACGGGCTGGGGCAAGTGTGGCACCCAGCCGCCACGCACGGCACGTACAATCATGCGTTTGCGCGTCTGCGGAACACCAAAATCGGCAAAGTTCACATGCTCCACGCTCACCCAATACCCAAGCCGGTAAAGCGCTGACTGTATACCTTCGCACTTGCGGCCACCCTGCCATGATTGAAACTTGCGGTAGCCCCAAACATTTTCAAGCGTAAAAATTTCTGGCAGCAGCGTTTCCACAAACTCAATGCACTTGTTGGCCAGCGCAATATCAAGTGGCGATTCTTTCAGCCCGTCCTCATTGACTTCGGCGCTGCCATTTGCAACACTAGCACGGGTGCAAGGCGGGCTGGCGTGCATAAAGTCAACCCGTTCGTAATTGCGTGGGTTCTGTTCCAACACATCCCCGACACGGATATGGCCACCCAGATTGTAATTGCCAACCTCAGCAATGGCCGGATCTAGCTCATTGCCCCACAGTGGCGTTAGTCCGGCAGTCAGTGCGCCCAACGTAGCGCCACCGCCGCCGGTAAATAAATCGCCATAGGTTTTTAT